ACCACAATGGTACGATAATCTTGATTCATAAGCCCTGGGATTACTACCGGTGCAATAGCATCAGCGTTAGCCTCAAGTTCTGCCATTGTCATTGCTTCTGGTTCAGATGAGCGAACGGTTCCAACGGTAGAAACCATCTTTGCAACGCTCTGAGCAACTAAATATGGGTCTCCACCATCTCGAATTGTGGAATTGGCATCGCCAAGACCCATCATCAAAGAACGTGCTGAACTGTGCTTCATAATAATTGCACCATAGTTTTCAGCATTGGCACTTGAAGGAACGTTTAGTGTCATGCTTACCAACTCAGGAATTATGGCGTTGTCATTCATCTCTGCCGAAATTGTTACCGCATCGGCAACAATCCCCTGACTAAACAAACGACACAAAGCACCAAATATACGAGCATTGCGTGGATTATAAAAATCCTCAACTCGGCACGTGTCAATGCCAACCATCAAAGCCTCTGCAGAAATCATCATTGCACCAAGCAACGACTCCTCTGCTACCGAATCATGGGGTATCTTAACTTCACTCATTACTAATCCCTACCTCTCTCTTATTTCCAATAGTTCATAGAACGGCGCTTACCCTGTGCATCAAGTGCGTAAGGTACTCCATTAATATCAACCAATTCGCCTTTAGCGTTGGTAGGACGATTGTAACCGGCTTTGGCTGGATTGTCAAGTAACGATTCTGTGTCATTGTCAAAATCTTCGTAAAGACGTGCAGATTCCATTTGTTCACTGGTAAGTTCTGCAACGCTCAAGACAGCATCAGCGTTCAATCCAAAATCACGCCAACGTTCGGTCGGGCCAAAAAATGTCTGACCATGAAGTGTGTAAATCTCTTCTTGACCAATGCGACTAGATGCATAGTTCTTAACCGCAATCATCAAAACAGATGGCTCAATGCCTTTGCGAAGCGTGGCAGTGTATGCTTTGAAAGCACCACCCTTGTTGATTCGACGTGGATATATTTTCCACATGGCTTCAAACTCTTCGGTGTAACCACCCTTGCTACGTTTTTTAGTTGTAGCAGAATCTTGCGTAGTATTAATATTATTATTATTTAATATACCCCTCTTCACTGGTGATGACCCCCCCACCTCATCAGTGAGGACCCCCCCGTCAGATTTAGCGGGCCATAGGTAGTAAATATTTCCAAGTTGCTGACCCTCAAAAAAGGTCGGGATGACCTGAATGGCTCCAGCATCACGAAGTTCGTAGATGGTCCTCTCGGCCGTAGAATCGCTTACATCTAGTAAGGTGGCGATTGACCGGTGACTGGTACCTGGAATGCTCAAAACGCCGTTCAGGGCCCCTCTCATGTACATCCAGAGGCGTACAGCCCGACTAGATAGTTCATTATGAGTAAGAATCCAAACCGGTGCACCAATAGAGGTGTCCTCGGTCAAGTCACCCACAAGGGTGCTCGTACCAAAATCTAATGAGGTAAGTATTTGCTTACCATCTTTTGAATAACGCTTTATACTCATTTGTTCAACCCCCGACCAGCAAGGGTTTTAACCAATTCACTCACAACACTCCCCTCTCCCTCAATATCAACTCCGTCAGTTACGGAATTCACAATCCTCTTTTTCTTCTCCAACAAACCATAGATATCCTCATCAATGGTATTCGGGGCTAAAAGATACCACGCCGTTGCACCGTGCATGTCATTTACTCGCCCATAGGCACGTGATACACATTGCTCATGCAAGGCTGGTGTCCACCCAAGTTCACAGAATACCACATCTGAAGCCGCAGTGAGAGTTAGTCCCTCTGAGGCCGATGTCATGTTAGCAATAAACACTCTACACGCAGGGTCGGTCTGAAACCTGTCAACTGCTTTTTGTCGGTCCTCAACTGAAACACCACCACGAATCTTAACTGCTACGTCTTTATAGCGGTCAAAAAGTTTTTCTACAAATTCGATGTGTTCAGCAAATACAATTACCTTCTCACCGTCACCGGACTCAAGAAAATTATCAATCCAGTCAATGCAAGTATCGTACTTAATCTTTGATACAGCATCACGCAGACCTGTAATGTGGACAAGACTACGAGCCATCTCCAAGGTAATTTTTTTATGCCAATAGGCATCGGTTCCATCACTGCCTTCTTCTTCGGCAATGTCACGGGCACGTTGAGCAAAATATTCTACAACGTCGCTTTCAATTTCCTTGTACCAAGCCATTTGCTTGCTATTAATATCCATGTATTGAACCGCATTACGAAGCGGTGGCAATTCGCCGTACACGTCAGACTTCATACGCCTAACAAAACACGACTCACGAAGTTTCATGTTGAGTTCTTTAGTGTTGATTGCAATGTGTCGCTTGGGTGCATAACGCTGTTTAAAACGCCACGCTCCACCAAAATTAACCAACTGTCTTACAGCCTCTAATTGAGGTATAAGTTCGTCAGGGCGATTAGTAATCGGGGTTCCCGTCAGCAGTAGTGTCAGGTCATTTTCACCCTGCAACTTGGCAAGACGCATGACTGCTTCTGTGCGCTTGACGGTCCACGACTCCACCGGTATAATTCCGCGGGTGCCACAGGCACTACAGTTCACGGTGTTCGACTTCACTATCGCTCCACACTTGGGGCAGGTGCTTCTTCTTTGCCCGTTTTTAATGGCATGAGATTCATCAACAATTAACGATTGAAATCCATGTTTAATAATGTCATCATTACGTTGGTACAAAATATCGTAGTTACAAACGATAACATCGGATTGTGGAATGTCTTCAGACTTTCCACCGTAAAGTATCGAAACAGTCAATTTTGGAAAAAACTTTTTTATTTCACGTTGCCAATTAATTTTTAATGTATTGGGGCAAACAACAATAACAGGAAAAGAATTATCTATTGATACTGTTGCAATGGCTTGTGCTGTCTTTCCCAATCCCGGCTGGTCTCCAATGATTCCCTTGCGTACTCGGTGCATGTAAGCAACTCCGGCACGTTGGTATGGCAGAAGGGGAATAGCAATTCCTGGAATCTCAATGTCGGCATCAAGGGCGGAGGATGCTGAATGCATTGCCCATTTTTCTTCTTGTATTTTCTCTGCCCTGTCAATAAGACTTGGTTGCATTGTGAGTTTGAATTTAAGAGCAAAATTAAGAACGTCCATTATCTTCTTGTCGGGGGCTACCCAGAAACGGTCTTTACTGCTCCACTTTGCTGACGGAACATGAGAACGTATAGCCTCAATAATGTCAGGTGCGTAATCAAACGAAATAATAACTTGATTGCCAAGAATCTCTACTTGATAATCCCGTTTTTTAGATTCGTATTTGCCAGCAATTCCACGAGGTAGGTCAATGTTCCATTTGTACGCAAGGTCCCGTACGTCTAAAAGGCTTGAAACAGGAAAAACATTTACTTTATTTGAGGCGTCCCAAATTCTTCCGTCTATTAAACGGCAGTCTCTTACAAACTCATCACTGTATTTGGCTTTAACAACAATTTCGTTGCCTACAACAATTGCATAATTTTCATTTATTTTTGGCTTATCCATAGGCGACCATTTTAACAGAGTGATTGCCTCATGTCAATTACTGTTGTAGTTGACAAATGAACAATTGTTCTGATAATGTTACTACATCTTTAATAGAAGGGAAATTATGGCAAAGAAATCAACAGCCAATACAGACCTAGAAGCAATTCTGGGTGAAATTAATAAACAATTCGGCGCAGGTTCAATTATGCGTTTAAATGAATCTGACATTGTACCAGTAGAGGTTATCCCTACGGGCATTCTTCCATTGGACATGGCACTTGGAGTTGGCGGTTTGCCAAAGGGTCGCATTGTTGAGTTCTTTGGACCCCCCTCATCAGGTAAATCAACCCTTGCTTTGCACGTTATTTCAGAGGCTCAAAACATGGGCTTGGCCTGTGCCTATGTTGATGCGGAACACGCATTAGACCCTGTGTATGCAAAAGCGGTAGGCGTTGACCTACCATCGTTACTTATTTCACAACCCATGAACGCTGAACAAGGTCTTGAGATTACTCGTCGCCTTATTGAGAGTGGAAAAATTGGTCTTGTTGTTGTTGACTCAGTAGCCGCTTTAGTTCCCCGTGCTGAAATTGAAGGCGAAATGGGAGACCATCACGTTGGGCTACAACCACGTCTAATGGGTCAAGCGCTTCGTAAAATGACTGCCATAACATCTGAGACGGGAACGTTAGTTATTTTTATTAATCAACTTCGTGAATCTATTGGGAAAATGTACGGCCCTAGCGAATACACCCCTGGGGGTAAGGCTTTGCCATATTTCTCATCTGTGCGCCTAGATATTCGACGTATTCAGACAATTAAGAAGGGTGACGAGGCAACAGCCAACCGCACCCGCGTAAAGGTTGTAAAGAACAAAGTAGCCTCACCATTTAAACAGGCTGAATTTGACCTTGTTTATGGTGTTGGGGTTCCAAAAGCCAACGCATTGCTGGATTGTGCTATTGATTTTGGTGTATTGCAAAGCCGAGGTGCCTGGATTTACTACGATGGCGAACAATTTGCAAATGGTCGCTCTAAAGCCTTAGATAAAATTAAGGAAACTGAAGGACTTTACAAAGAAATCTATGACCGTGTTATTGTTCTTGCTAACACTGTTACACCGGAAGGATATATTGCTGATGAGGATTAATGCTCAAGTAAAAAATAGAGAATCTGTTCTTAACGCCATCAAAGTGTGGTACAATAAAAATGCATATGGACCAAGTTATAGGGACCTTGCGTTAATGACGCAAATACCACTTGGAACTGTTTACAATGTTTGTCACGAACTTCGTGAGAATGGTAACATTGATTTTCAAGATGGTGTAGCAAGAACTATTAAAATAAATTCGTAAATGAAAAGGAGGAAGCAATGAATAAAGTAAAAGTTATTCCAGTATGGGATATGAGTGAAACAGAATGGCTTAAAGCACGTGAGGGTGGCATCGGTGGTTCAGATGCCGGTACTGTTTGCGGTGTAAATAAGTATAAGAGCGCATACGCATTGTGGGCTGAAAAGTCCAACATTGTTGAGCGTGAATTTGTAGGCAATGAAGCAACACGTATTGGACATAAGTTTGAACGTCCAATTGCAGAGTTTTATGCCGAAGAAAATAACAAAGCAGTTGTAGAATGGCCTGTAATTCTATGGTCAGAAGAAGAGGACCGTGAATTCATGTTCGCTAATCTTGACTTCTTAATTGTTGAGCCAAGTGACGAGTTTCCTGCTGGCACTGTTCAGACCTGGAGATTTGATTACGCACCGCCAAACATCTTGGGAATTCTTGAGGTTAAAACGGCTGGCCTTGCATCACCTGGAAANCCAGGAGCATGGTTGGGTAACAATATTCCNCAAAGTTACATGCTTCAGGGATATCACTATGGCGTTGTAACAGGTTTAACTAACATCACCTTTGCTTGCTTGCTTGGTGGCAATGGCCTTCAAGTTCGTGAGATGGAATGGGATGAAGATATCGCAGAAAACATGGTCATTGCAGAACAACAATTTTGGCACCTTATGGAAACTGGTGTTGCTCCTGCAACCGATGGTAGCGAAGCAACCGAAACCGCTCAACGTCAACGTTACCCACGCCACGAAACGGGTTCTGGTTATGAAGGCGGTTCACAATTAAGTGCCCTTTGGGAATCTTTTAATGAAGCAAAGGTCGTTGCCGAAGAAGCAGATAGTGTTCGCAAAGCCTTACGTGCTGAGATTATTGAATTAATTGGCAATGCCGAGTTTGCTACAGTAGATGGTGATGCCATTCTTTCCTACAAGTCCGGCAAGGATGTTGAATCCATTGACACGGACCGAATTAAGAAAGAAGCACCAGAGATTTTTGAGCGGTTTAAAAAGGTTCGTCCAGGGGCTCGTACCCTGCGAGGAATTTCAAAATAGTATTTGACAGTGCTATCTAAACGTGATAGTATTTAGTCACCTCTAAAGAAAGGAATAAAAATATGAGTAAAAGTACAGAGATTAACGAATTAGCATTAGCATTAGTTGGGGCACAGGGAGAATTCTCCGCCGTACCCAAGGGTTCTGTTAACCCATTTTTCAAGAGTAAGTATGCGGGTTTGCCAGAGGTTGTTGCCTCAGCAAGTCCAGTTCTTGCAAAGCATGGATTGGCTGTTAGTCAGTTCATTGGAGTGGATTCTGAAGGCCGTGACATTCTCACGACTTACTTGATTCATGCATCAGGACAATACATTTCACACGACATGCGTTTGCACCTTGGCAAGGACGATACGTCTCAGGCTTTAGGTTCGAGCGTGACTTATGCTCGTCGTTATAGTTATTGTGCGGTGCTTGGGCTTGTGGCCGATGAGGACGATGACGGCAATGCTTCAACGCAGGCTTCATTTACTAAAGCGACCACATCAGCACCAGCACCAAAGGCATCGCCAAAGGCTACGCAAAGTAGTTTAGGAGATGCTGTTGCTACAGCCGCAGGTCGGCCAGTGAGCAGTAACAGTGGTGGCAATATGGCCACTGAAAAAATGACTCGTATGATTTGGGCGATTTGTCACAAAACTCTTGAATGGGACGATGCACAGCAACACGACTTTATTGACGAAGTTACAGGTCGCAAGGTTCCGAAGTTGGAGCAATTAACTTTTGACGAAGCCAAGCAAGTTATCGAAAAACTACAAGCATTACAAAACTAGGAGGAATAAAAATGGATTCAACTATTACAGTAACAGGTAACATCACACGTGAACCAGAACTAAAGTTTGGTGACACAGGCCTTGCTCGCGTCATGTTTGGCGTAGCATCAACACGCAAGGTTAAAGAACGTGAACACACATCGTTCTATGACGTAGTTGCTTTTGGTAAGACAGCAGAGAACATTCATGCTTGTCTTGCAAAGGGTGCAGGAGTAATAATCACTGGTCGTCTTGAGGTCAAGGACTTTGAACGCAAGGATGGTACCAAGGGAACTGCAGTTCAAGTTGTTGCAGATGACGTAGGCGCTTTGCTCCGATTCGCAACCGTAAATATTGAAAAGAATCAACGCAACACAGAATCAAACTACAACACGCTTGAGGAAGACTTCTAAGCATGGATGACAANACCGACTACTCGCAACCGCTTAGTTACCAGCANATTGAGAACGCTATGCGTCGCTCCATTAATCAAATGGAAGACATAACGCAATCCTTTGCNGTAACAGCGGACGAGTTCGGTTTTGCCGAATCAGAATTTAAGATTGCTTTTGCTAAGAGTCGGCTTACAGCAAGNGTTACGGGTGATTCAACTGGTAAAAAAATGACTGCAGATATGGCAGAAGACATTGCAACCGTTGAAACAAGCGAAGAACGTATGAGGATGGAAAGTGCAAGAGCGAAACACGATGCTTGCCGTCAGGCCCTCATGTCCGTTAGAAGCCGTTTAGAAGCACTTAGAAGCCTTATGGCATCCTACCGAGAAAGTGGTAACTAATGACTTACGAAGACGAATTACACGTTTATATCAAAGAACTGGAACTGATGGTCCATGACCTTCAGGAACAAGTGGATGAACTTGAGTACGAACTCAATCAAACACACCGTCTTATTGCGATTCTTGATTCGCAGCAGCAACACACAGACCTATAAGTGGAACGGCGCAAGCCTCTTAAAGCCAAGACAGGACTTAAGAGGGGCACGCCACTAAAGACCACTAAGGCTTTAAAAAGCAAAAAGGGGCTAACAGCAAATAAATCGCTGTCGCCCCGTTCAATTAAAATGAAAAAGATTTATATCGCACGCAGAGAATTGCGCACGCAGTTTTTAGGAAAGTTCCCTGTATGCCAAGCATATTGGGACGATAAATGTGCTATAGTATCAGTAGATGTACACGAAATATTGCCCCGCGGTGTTGGTGGAAAAATCGTTGATGATGACTGGAGTAACTTTATGGCTGTTTGCCGTTACTGTCACACAATGATTACAGACAATCCCAAAGAAGCACAACAACGAGGATTACGAAAATGGTCATGGGAAAAGTAACACCACAATTTACACGCGGAACACACTACGCGGAGATTGTTTTAAACAAAGACAAGTTTGACATTAAATGTTCTTGTGGTTGGAAAAAAACAACAGAAACCAGGGTTAGCGCAAATTTAGAAGCGCGTATCCATATAACAGAATTGGTACCAAGGAATGTTTGATTATTCTGATTACGAGATTTACCAGTTCATTAAAATACTTCGAGAATCAAGACCAGTTTTTTATCTTCAGGCTCTTTGCAATGGCAAAGACATGCCTAGTTTTTTCCCTGGGAGAGGTCAGTCTGCACTTATTCAACGTGCTATTGACGTTTGTAATTACTGCCCAGTTAAATACGAGTGCCACACATATGCCATAGAACAAAAGATTGAACATGGCGTTTGGGGTGGTTCTACTCCCATTCAACGTATACGTTGGATACAATCCGAAACAACACCGGAAGAAGCATGGCAGAACCTAAACCTAGAATAAAGAGGATTTTGCTGTTACTTCTCGTTCTTTTTTTAACTTTCTAGCCAACGCTGGATATCCAGCATCATACTTGCAAGTCAAGTGAACCTCATCGCAATCAGCAAAAGGTCCTTCAAATTGCTGAGGACATAGGTCGCCACACACAATGCATGGCAACCATATGTACTTATCCGCAGCGTTTTTACGCAGGTTAATCCTACGTGCAATCTCTACATTCTGTGGTTCTTTGTTGCGTTTCATTAAAGAATTTCTAGGTCGCTCCAACCAAATGGACCGCAACCTTTTCCAACAAGCATTGTAAGCATGCCTGGGGGGCAACTGCTACCTGATGTAGCGGTGTACCAAGATGAACCACCATCTGCTGCTGGGGACATAAATACTTGTCGTCCAGTAGCGGCTGATGCTACAAAGTGGTGAAGGTGACCACAGAACAAAATGTCTGCAGTTGCAATAGGCTGACGACCCATTGCTTGACCAAGCCACCAGGATTCAATCTTACCAATGCTACCATTGGTCTTAATCCAATTCTTGCTTCCACCATTGCGGAAACTGTGACCGTGTGCAAAGCCACAAATAACCCCTGAGATGTCCAGGGCCATTGTAAGGTCATTTGCAATAGCGCCTAGGGGAATTTCTACGTTACCGTAGCGTGCCGCGTTGTGACTGATGATTTCTGCCACACCATCAAAGATGGCTAGGTCGTCATTGTCGGTCCAGGTTGTGTAGGCCTTACCCATTGAGTTACGGTTTTCACCGTGATTTCCAGGTACAGCACCAAGAACAACATTGTATCCTTCATCAACCATGAGGTCAACAAAGCGCATAACAAGTCGTCGTGCCAAGCGCATTTGCTCTCGGCGGTCTAGGTCTGTATTAAAAGCCTGCATGTCATAGTGACCAGAGCATTGCTCAATAAGGTCACCAAGTCCAACACCATAAACGGTGTTAATTTCATGGCCAATTTTCTTAAGGTCTTTTAGACGTTGCACCAGGCGGTCTTGAAATGCAATGATGCGTTCTGCAATCATTTCACTTCCGCCACCTTCGCTTTTACCGGCCTGCCAGTCACTCAAAAGAACAAGCATAGATTTATCGCCTGTTGGTTTTGTTGGCTTTGCTGGCTTGCGCTTGGCAACTTCCTTACATAGTTTTGTAAGGTCTTCTGGTTCGATTACTGCCGGTTCAAGTCTGTGGCGGTAAAACTCACTAATATCAATTTTGTTTTTAGACATAGGTTCCTCGTCCTTTTACTTTGCGCAGCAGCATTGGCTGCGTCGATGTTGAACTAGGGCGGTCCTCTTTACAGGAAATCCCCATGTTTCTAAAACTTCCATAACTACGGTTGTTGGAACGTCTTTGTTAGGCATAGACATTGCGTTATTGAGTTTTTCCCACTGTTCCTTGGAGAGTGAAAGTTCACCAATTACGCACTTTTTGACTCTAAAGAATTCTGATAAATCTGGCTTTGTCATGTTATACACTCCTTTGATAATACCTCGTTACCAAGATGTTATCAGGATGTTAACGACATGTCAAGGATTAACCCATTGGAAATGAGGGTTTTAGAACAACTAATTCCCCCATTGCACGTACCTTTGTTTTGGTTTGGTCGTGGTTAATTACGTCAGATGGCTCTCCCATAAAGGAATAAACCCAAACTCCGTCGCTGTATAGATTAGTGTCGATACTGGCAACGTAGGTTCCTAGACCAACGCGTACAATAGTCTCAGTGGGGTCACCATCACCAAAGGTATAGGTAAATATGTTTGGTTCTCCGCCATTGATTTGAAAACCAAAGTTAACAACATCAGGGTCAATAATAGTAATATTATCTTGTGCTGTAAATGGCGTTGATGTTAGGAACTGAATTGTTGTTCCTTGAACGTATGTGTTTGCTATAAATGGTTGCATTAGTCTCTACTGGATATCCCCTGGGTTTATTCCCAGGTAGTTCAATACGTCTTCCATGTTTCCAAAATCCAAAACTTCTAACTTCGCACATGAGGCAGACACCTCAACCGTTCCAGGCTGGGGTGTAAAATAGCGAATGTCAGTACCACCAAAGAAACCACTAGGTGTTTCATTGGCGGTATTGGTGTAAGAAGCATTGAAAAATGTTGGCATTAGCGTCCTTGTTGTTGTTTGTTTGCCTGCTCCTCAAGTTCAGCCAACTTGTTCTTAGACAAGGTGATTGCGCTTCTGAGGTCACTAGCAACGTGCAAAACCGTTACTGCACCTGGATTTGTTCCAAATGAAATAACGTAAATGTCGTAGTTTTTTAGTTTTTCTACAAACACACGGACACCATTCGGTGCCTCTAGGTAACGCAGTGTGCGTACAGATTTGTTGGCATCCTTATCCTTTGGAATGCTTAGGTACTTGTACTTGCGTTTGTTTATAGGTGCTAATGGTTTTTGTGTCTTTTGAAATTTAATCTTAAACATTTCAGGTTCCTTTATCTGTAGGTTTTCTTTTGCCATTTCCGGCGGCGATACCAAGAACCCAAAGCATAGTCTTGTGTTCCGGTAGGTTCATTTCCTGCGTCCCAAACTCCTGGTTTCTCTGCAGATAACCAGTCTTGTCGAAGGAAAGGAATTACTTGCATGAACGGTGTTCCTTGTGGAATCAAACCTTCAAAATTTTCTTTTACGTGAAAAGGAAAGTTTCCACCATGCATAAAAAATTGTCCATCAACGACACCGCTAGTCGTTATAAATGGAAGGTCATAGCGATTAAGTGGGTGCGTCAGAATTGCGCTGTAGCCCTCTGGTATTTCTACGGCAGTTTGAGTAACCCAGTAAAAGTGTCTTTCGCTGTATCCCGCTGGGGCTGGCATTTTTCCTGCCTGACCCAATGGTCTTTCGCCAATTTGCTTTTCCTCTGTTCCCCAACGGGCTACCTGACCATCTGAGGTTTTTTCTATGTAAACGTCTGTTGGCGTAACAAGCATATAACCCGTAGTCAAAGCGTCAATAAAGGGTATGCAGTGTTTAACGCTTTTTGTTTCTGGACCATCAAGGCCAGGAACGAATCTAGGTATTTCACTGTACCATCTAGGAACAGTACGAACTGCTGGTTTTAAAAGATTTTTGGGTGCGTTGGGGTGAGACTCATAAAAAAGTTTTTCAACCGGCGAACGCTTAAATCTCATTATTTATAAGTCTTCTTCTGCCATTTACGACGGCGATACCAGCCACCTTGGTTAAAGTCTTCGTTGTTTGTGTTTGCTTCGCTTTCCAAAAATACACCATTTTCTTCAGTTGATTTCCAATTTTCACGAAGAAATGGAATGCATTGAATAAACGGCGTCCCCTTGGGGATAACTCCTTCAAAACCTTCTCTGACATGGAACGGAATATTGCCTTGATGCATTGCAAAAGGCCCATCAACCACACCAGTAATTGTTGTAAATGGAAGGTCAAATCGGTTTAATGGGTGCGTCATAAGGACGCTGTATCCCTCTGGCCATTTAACTGCTACTTGTGTTCGCCACACAAGGTGTTCAATGTGATGTCCGGCGGGTGCTGGCATTTTTCCAGTTTGCCCTGGTGGGCGATTGTGTGCCGGTGGCGGCTCTTGTCCCCAACGCACAGAAGGCCCATCTTCTAATTGTTCAATGTATATGTCTTGTGGAAGACGATAAACATAACCAAGTGTAAGCGAATCCAAAAATGGAATACAATGTTTCATTGTCATCATGCCACGAGTTTTATCTTCTGGGTAAAGATTCTCGTCAAGAAAACGAGGCATCTCTTTATACCAATCAGGTACAACCTCTAGCGAAGGTGACAAGAGTTTTTTTGGGGCATTTGGTATCGACTCAAAATCAACTTTGTTGGTTGAGCGTTCGCCTTTAAATTTCAATTGGGGCCGCTTCCGCTACCTGCCACTTACCAAGTGGACAAAAGGCGTTAGGAAGTTTTACCTTCTCTACCATAAAGCAACCGCATTCCTTGCATTGATTAATCTTTTTGCGCAATGAGGGGCAGTTCTTGCAGATAGCAAGGCGTTCGGCGGCAACCTCTTCGGTTACTCGTCCAATGTTTTTATTGAGAAGGTCCCAAGGTCGTGCTGGTCGCGGGGCGTTTTTGTCCTCTGCTTTTACGGCCTCGTCCTCTTCTTTTAATTGTTCTTCCATACGGGGATTAACGATGCCATTCTTTATGGCATCTTTTTCACCCTTTTTGAATAATTCCCAAGGTGTTAATTGTTCGCTCATTATATTCCTCTTAGTTAAGTGGTGGTACTACGTCTTCTTTTTCAGTAGACGTAATTGGGCTTCCGTCTGGGTGCAAAAATAGACCTGATGCGGAATCGTATTTTGATTCACCAGGGATAAGTTGCAAACCAGTTGTTTTTACAATTGTTGGGTCGCTCAAAAGAATCGCTGCAAAACGGTCTTGAACATAAATCGTGTCTTGGGCGATGCCGTCAAGAACAAATGTAATAGCATGCGGTGGCAATACGGTTGGCATTACCGGCTGTTGTGGTTCTGGATTTGGGTTTGGTTGGTCTGACATATTATCCTAACAGTGCAATATTGCCGATTGTCGGAACCGGAACCGTTGAATTATCTGGGTTTGTAAACAATTGATTTTCTGCATCATAGGTTGTTTCACCATAAAAAACCTTTGTATTTACAGATGTCAAATTAACAAAAACAGGATTCTGTGCAAGTATAGCATACAATGCATCATTAACGCCCATAATATCGACTACATCTTTGCCTACTACGCAAGCAAAATAATGAAGTTCTTCGCTGTCTTTTTCTGGGTTTATAACATCAATATCTGATGCTGAGTATATTTCAGGGGTTTCTGTTGATTCAACTGTAAATTGTTTTTTAACAGAATCATAAATTGTTTGACTTACAACAAGTTTGTCTTGAATGCCTTTGATAGGGACAAGAATTGGAGAACTCATAAGCCAAGCAAACATACGTTCGGTTGCTCCCAATTGTTGTTCAACAATGTTTTTAATTACAATCCCAACGTTGTGGGTTCCTGATGTGTCTGGTGGATTTGCCATATAATTCCTTTATTTTGCGTTGAAAGGACCTACAGAGGTGCCTTGAGAATATCCGCCTGGGACCATAATTATACCAGTGCCATCACCCTTTTGTCCAGTATTTGTTGTACTGAGAGTAGAGCCAAGTGGTGTAGTTCCCGCGGTGTCGCTATAGCCAGTTGCAGTAACGGTGTTTCCAGAAGTTACAACGCTAAGTGCGTTAATTGTGTATGTGCTGCCGTAGCCGGCTGATAGGTTTTGAGTTACAACTTGAGTAATAGAACCCGCAATATTTTTAAGAATTTGAAGCCCCCAATAATAAAGCGTTCCGCTTCCGGTGTATGGTCCAAAAGTTGATGGTCCAGCAAGGACCACTGAACAACAGTAACTGCTGTTGCAGTTTGAGGTAGCGCCGCAAGATGCGCTGTAAGTGCAAGTGCTTGCGGTGTAACCGGCACCACAAGAACTGGAAGGGTTGCAAACACCACTGCTGTAAAAAGCACCACAAGTTGAGGATGCAACACAAGCGTTAGCGCTTCCGGTGCAACAAGTTGAAAAATAAGCACCGCAGTGTGTTGACGACGAACAGTTGTTTGAACCGGTGCAACAAGCGTTGTAAACACCTGCGTACTTACCAGATGAACCGCACTTTGTAGATGATGCGCACTTGTTTGAACCATTACAACAAGCGTTGTAAGAAGAGCCACAATATCCAGATGCTACACAAGTGTTTTTAGTTGTGCAGCAGGAACTATAGCCACCTGCGTAATAAGACGGTGCGGTGTAGGTGCAACACGCATTGTAGATTCCGTAGGTGTAAGAACCAGGGGAACCGGTGCAACAACTGTTGGATGTTCCAGCATAATAAGATGTTGTGCAACATGAATTGTATTGACAGGCATAGTAATAACCGTAGTAATAGTAATTGTAGTAGTAAGTACCGGTTGTTCCTACGGTTGTAACAGCCCACCAATCGTTTGAATCGGTTTGCCAAAAAAGAATACCGCCACCAGGGGAAACGTTATTAAGGCTTGCGCTTAAATTTTGATTATATGGTGTTGTTGCATATGGGTATGATGATGCCGCTGTTGATGTAACCGCAGTTCCACCGTTTGAATACCATGTTCCGTTTACGGCTGTCCAGACGTTTCCAGTGTCAGCGTTTCCAAGCGTACCTGAAGTTGTGCGTGCAAAACTGTCTTTGATACCAATTCCAAAATTGCTAACAAAACCTGACGCTTTGTTTGTAAGTCCCCCGAGGGTATCTAGTAAAGGCATTAGAACTTCACCATACTTGCTAGAGTTGTGTAGGTGTTTGCACCTGTTTTAATAATGCTAAACGAATAAATGTCAACACCATTTGGGTTACCCGCAGAAGGCGCATAACCACCCTGCCAATAGGGTGTAATGGAGTTACCATCAATTTGAACTGCGCTGCAGTAGTAGGCGGTTGAACCCTGCGTAACAATAATGGTTACGTTAACCGATTGCCCAGTTGTTAACAATGTGTTTAAAGTTTGTCCCGAAGTTGATGCAAAGTTAAAAATAAAGTTGTTTGCAGCATTAGCGGTGTTTAGGTAAAGGGCACCATTTGTTGTTAGATAGAATGTGTTCGCGGTTGAAAGATAAGCCGTTCCAGTAATGGTGGCTGTTTCAAGAGGCGCAACAAGTGATGGGTTGGTGGCAAGAACATTTGCACCAGTACCAGTTGATGTTGTTACACCAGTTCCACCATTGGCAACAGCAAGAGTTCCGGTTGTAACGTGACTTACGTTAGTTACAGTTGGTGATGTGGCAGTTCCACCGAGGTCACCAGCAAGGGTAATAATTCCGTTTACGCTTCCTGTAGCCGCAACTGGAATTTGACCAAACGCAGCGGCATCCGTAGAAGTTGTACCATTAGCAAGACCAGTAATCTTGTTTGCAGACATTGCAAGTGTTCCGGCAATTGTAGTATTACCTGCAGAACTAATTGTCATTGCGTCAGTAGTTGAACCATTTACAACAAAGTGAATTGGATTTGAGCCGTATGTACCTATTGCAAGGTCGGTCGATGCGGCACCTAGGTAAACCGCACCAGCAACGTTAAACGAACCCGAACCCTGGAAACCAGAACTGTTAATACCAATTTCACCGTAGTTGGTAGTTGAACTACCTTGGTCGTTAGAAATATTAAAGTTAGCACTAGCCTGTGAACCGGCACTGGTGTTTTGAATAATTACTTGAGTGTAATTGTTAATGTTTTCTGCGGTTGATTGTAGAATGTTAACATCCGAATAACCAAGTGTTGTTCCGATTTGAACCGTACCAACGTTGGCCGAAACCGTGTTAGAAGGTGCTGTGGTAAAACTTGCTTGTGTTCCGGTAAGGGCACCCGTAAGTGTTCCACCCGACAGTGGCAGTTTAGACGTGTCTGAGGGTGCCGCGGTTGTAATTGAAGTTACACGACCCTTGGCGTCAGTAGTAATAATTGGAACAGCAGTAGCACCACCCTGAGTACCTTGCGTACCAACAGAGGCAAGTGTTATTGCACCAGAACCGGCCAATGTTGCATCGCCAGAAATAGACTGAACACCCCATTGTGAACCGTTGTAAATAATTGCTTGTCCAGATGATGCTGGGTTGTTTCCAACTTGTGCACCTTGAATGTAGTTTTGTGGTCCCGCAGCACCTTGATAACCTTGGTTACCTTGATTTCCTTGCGTACCCTGTGAGCCTGTAGCACCCTGAGAACCGTTTGTCCCTTGCGTTCCTTGTAAACCTTGCGCCCCGTTGGCACCTTGTGTTCCGGTTGCGCCTTGAGCACCTTGTGCACCAGTATTTCCCTGTGCCCCTTGGAACCCCTGAGGTCCGTCATTTCCTTGGTTTCCTTGGAAACCCTGTACGCCTTGTGTTCCTTGCGCACCGGTAGAGCCCTGTGCTCCAGTTGAGCCATTGGCACCCTGTGTTCCGGTTGTTCCTTGCGTTCCTGTAGAACCTTGTGCGCCCGTAGAGCCTTGTGCTCCTGTAGAACCTTGCGCTCCAGTTGCACCTTGTGCACCGGTTACACCCTGGTAACCCTGAGGTCCGACCTGAGTGTACATAACTTGGCTAATATCAATAACGAAAGAAGGAGTGACAGGACGTGTCGGGCTAGTCCCAGCAACAGTGTTTAGAAGTTGTACTCCTGTGTCAGGACACCACCAGTACATTTGAATGTAGTCACCGGCATTGATGTTAAGCGTGTCTATAACGTTGCCAGTAATTTCGTAACCACTATCAATAGTTGTTCTAAAACCAGAACCAGTAGCAGGTGCACCATTCTTGGAATACCACATTGTCACGCTAGTGCTAGCGCCACCACTAGGGTGATTAAAATGGTAATCAGCGTTGATTGAGTATGTACCTTGGTAGCCAAAAGTAATCTGGTTACCACTAACGATGCTAATACCACTTGCTTGGTCAGTTGTGTTAATTGAAACTACGTTGGCTGTAGTAGCACCACCGTTGCTTTGAGTTGTTGTATCGTAGAAAACACCGTAATATCCTTGAGCACCACCGGCACCAGTTGCTCCTTGATAACCTTGTGCACCTTGACCAGAAACTTGTGTCCAAGTAATGTTGTCAGTGCCAATAATAATTGAGCCATCGGAATAAGAACCCAAAGCATTCTGCATGTACGTCTTGCCGGCATTAGCAGAACCGTAAACGATTAGAACATAGTCACCTTGGCTAACTTCAGAAATTACGCTGTCGTCGTAGTCAGTGGCGCGGGTAAGAACCCAGTAAACACCACCATTACCGACAGTGCTTAGTTGGTAAATACCATTGTATTTAGAATTAGTGTTGGCTGCAACAAGTACACGTTCGTGTAGGGCCACTGTGTGACCATCAATAACAAGTGCGCCATAAGCGGTGGCAGTAAGTTTTGCACCAATACCAGTACCGCCGTTAAGGTCTGTAGTACCGGCAGTGTAGGCAGATGCGTTAGTTGTACCGAATGTATCGGCAACTGCTACTGCGTTGTGAGCGTTGTTGTTGTTAGCGGCACCTTGAACACCTTGATAACCCTGTGTTCCCTGATTGCCTTGCGCTCCCTGGAATCCCTGATTGCCTTGATTTCCCTGGAAACCTTGACTTCCTTGAACGCCGTTGTTACCTTGCGTTCCTTGAGAACCAGTAGCACCTTGTGTTCCAGTTGAACCCTGAACACCTTGGTAACCTTGATTGCCTTGAAACCCTTGATTACCCTGAGAACCAGTTGAGCCTTGCGCTCCAATAGAACCCTGAGAACCGGTTGAGCCCTGTGCGCCGTCAGTTCCCTGAAAACCCTGATTGCCTTGTGCTCCAGTATTTCCCTGAGAGCCTTGAGAACCAGTATTTCCGGTATTACCCTGAAGCCCTTGAGCACCTTGGTTGCCTTGTGCTCCTTGGGCACCAGTGGCCCCTGTAGTGCCCTGTGCGCCATCGAAACCTTGAAACCCTTGATTACCCTGAGAACCAGTTGTTCCCTGAGAACCGGTTGTTCCTTGGTTTCCTTGAAATCCTTGTGGTCCCTGTGGGCCTACGTCACCAGTAAATCCTTTTGCACCCGTTACGCCCTGAGTTCCTTGGTTTCCTTGAAAACCTTGATTACCCTGATTGCCTTGGGTTCCTTGGTTGCCTTGATTACCCTGGGTACCTTGAGTACCTTGGGCGCCAACAATGGCAGTCTGCCAACTGCTTCCATTCCAATATTTTAATTGTGCCATAGTGGTGCCTTAAATTAGTTATCTAGTTTTAGCCACTTTGTTGGGATTATATCTACCAACAAGTGTACTCGGTCTTCTGTGCTTTTGTTCCAAACGCTGTGAAACTTGGTGTTGTTTATTTCCCAGCATTCGCCAGGAAACATGTGTATCGCTGTACTTCCAACTTGAAAACCAACTTTTTGATTGGTAATAATTGGAATGTGATGACGGCGACTAATCTTTAAATATTCTCCACCATCACTGTGAGCCTCAATTGATTTTCCCGCTTCTAATCTTATAAGAAGACAACGACCAACTTTTCCCTCGTGCAATTCTTCAAGGGTTTTAATAATTGGGTCAATAAGTTCAAGCAGTTCTGGCTTATCGCATTTTAATTCTGGAGTATAGCGATAACCAGGTTTCCAATCCATGTCGTAAGAGTAAATAAAGTAAGTGTTTGTATATTTGTGAATTGGATAAAGTTCTTGTCTGCTGATGTCAATAAACCATTCGGATTCAAACTCACGAACGTAATCAACAATTTTGCTAACATCAAAATCACCTTGACGTTTAAATTCAAAATCTTCTAGTTCTTTTGAACCAGCAAAAAAAGGAATTTGTTCATCTTTTGATTTTTCTACAAATTGTTCCCAAAGGCTTTCTTCAGACATTAGATGCCCATTTCTTTGCGTTTTTCTGTTGCAGAAATTGCTTCAAGTTCTGCGCTGAGGTAAATTTTTTCAATCTTGTAGCCAACGTCACGACCATAAACAATGTTTACAATGTTGGGTAGTTTCATAATTAAAGTGTCAACTTGTGCGTCTGTTGCAATAAAATTATAAACTTGACCAAAATTAAATGGGTCTTTTTCAGACGTACCGTGAGTATCACGAACACCAATGAGAACTTGGTCTGTTCGATTTAAAGCCTCTGCGTAAAGGGCCTTGTGACCTTCGTGCCAAGGTTGATATCTTCCAAGCATTAATGTTGTTGGTGCTTTCCAATCGAACAATTGAAATGATTCAATTACGTATTGAATTTCTTGCTCAATGGTCATTCCAAGCGGAATGTGAAGGTCAACAGTACCAAGTGGTGCTTCCCAAATAGCGTTAGTGTCTTCAAATCTGCTTATTTCAATTCGGTCAACCCAAATAAGAATATCGGGTTTTCCAAATGCTTCACGTGTTTCGACGGTGGGACAAACAAAATCAACCACTACGTCAAAGCCTTGATTAGAAATAAGTCGTGACATTTCGCCAAGTCTTCGTGCTTGTTCAACCCTGTCTTCCGAGGAAAAACCAAGGTCAGAGTTAATAGTGGCACGAACCTCATCTGCGTTTAAATGAATGGCATTTATTCGTTCTTTTAATCCTTTTGCAAGTGCTGTTTTACCAGCGCCAGGAAGTCCAATAATTTGAATAATCATTTGCCCTCGTTCCAAAAAAGGTTATCATCAAAATAAATCTTAGAATCAATGTCGTTTAAATGATAAAGCGTTTCTATCTCTTCTTTGTTTAACATATTAAACAAATGTCTAGAGACATTGTTTGTGTTGTGACCTCTTTTTTCGTCACGGTGTTTTTCTTTTCTTATTGCTTCTGGAAAATCAGCATAGATTTTCTCTACAATAAGCGCAGCAGTTTTTTCGTTAAGTTGATTGTCTCTAAGGAAAACTTCAAAAGAACGAATTCTTTTATAAAGAACATCTTCATTAATGTTAAAAATGTTTTTAAATTTATCATCATCATCAAAAAACATTCCGTTAGCATTGCCGCTGGAAAGTATGTTCTTTGATTGAAAATTAGAAAGATAATCTTTATTTTCCTCTACCCAGTCAAAAAAATCATTAACAGTAAGTTTTTCTGGTGCAATGCGGTCTGAGTGAACAAGCCAACAATAGTGGCTTACGGTTCTTTGTGCTGGGTCTCTCCATGTTCCTATTAAGTAAGAAGATTTTGTAACAGGAGTCCATGCATAATGAGCCATCTTGTCAAAGATAAAAATGTCGCCTCTAACCACGTCAATAATCTCACGCAGAACCCAGTGGCCACCGGCCTTGGGTATGTGCAAGAAATATATGTGGTCTTTTTTCATAAGTTCCTCGTTGCCGCGGGCCCATTACAGNCCCGCGGCAATCCTAGATTTTTTTGTTACAGAGTTGTTGGAGTCCAAACACCACTGGTAAATACAAGCACTTGACCTTCAGTTGGTGCTGTTGCACTTACTGGGTATCCTTGTAGTTCAGTTGAGTTTGGTGGTGATGCAGTAACGGTTTCGTCAAGCCACAGAATGTTTTGGTCTGTAGGTGGAATTCCGTCATTTGATTCGTAGATACCTGGGTCACCAATGTTGCCCTGAGAACCTTGCGCTCCGTCGTTACCCTGTGAACCCTGGTAACCTTGTGAACCCGTAGAGCCCTGGAAGCCTTGTGGGCCATCATTACCTTGGTAGCCTTGGTAACCACTGTCACCTTGTGTACCTTGATTGCCTTGGTATCCTTGGAATCCTTGGTTGCCTTGGAATCCACGGTCACCTTGGTTTCCTTGGTCTCCTTGGAATCCTTGGTTGCCCATTGAGGCAATAAGTGTCCAGTCAGAAGTGTAAGAGTTTGGTTCTTCTGCTACGTTTGTATTAATAGCAACATATGAAGAACCGTTGTAAGAAACAACGTCGTTGGGTTGGTAGGTTGTTCCTACAAGCCATTCGCCCTGTGGTGTGAATCCTAGACCTTGGTAACCTTGGTAACCCATGTCACCTTGGAAGCCCTGTGGTCCCTGGTCACCTTGGAAGCCTTGGTTTCCTTGGTCTCCCTGGAATCCTTGAGGTCCAGTGTCTCCCTGGAATCCTTGGTCACCTTGAGTTCCTTGGTATCCCTGGAATCCTTGGTCTCCCTGGAATCCTTGAGGTCCTTGGTCACCTTGGAAGCCCTGTGCGCCTTGGTCTCCTTGGAAACCCTGTGCGCCTTGGTCGCCTTGGAATCCTTGAGACCCTGCGTCTCCTTGTGGTCCTTGGTAACCCTGGTTACCTTGTGGACCTACGGCACCGTCTAGGTTAACTGTCCATGATGAGCCTGAAGGGGAACCAACAATGTCAAGAGCACTAGCAATATTAAAATCAAGTACACCTGTACCAGCGTTGTAACCAGTTACGGTTGCGGTTGCGTAGTTGTTTGCGTCAGATGCAACAATAATTGTTTGTGGTGGTGAGTAAGCAAGGTCTAGTTCAACGGTAAGTTCATTTGCACCAGTTGCAAGAGTTGCTGTTGATGTGCTTGAAGTGCGATATGTGTCAGCGTGACCTTGGTATCCTTGAGGACCTTGGTCTCCTTGGAATCCTTGTGTCCCGTCGTTTCCCTGGAAACCCTGATTACCTTGTGAACCTGTGTCACCTTGATATCCCTGGTATCCACGGTCACCCTGTGAACCCTGAAGTCCATCTTGACCTTGTGAACCTTGGTACCCTTGGTATCCACGTACACCCTGTGTACCTTGGTCGCCTTGAAATCCTTGAGGACCTGTGTCTCCTTGGTTTCCTTGTGTTCCTTGGTCGCCTTGAAAACCTTGTGGTCCCGCGTCACCCTGGAAACCCTGAGCACCATCGTCGCCTTGATTTCCTTGTGTGCCTTGTGAACCTACTGAGGCAATAAGTGACCAGTAACCTGGCTTAGATGTTGGTGTGCCTGAGTCGTCAGTTGCATTTGTGCAAACATATGAAGAACCGTCGTATGTAACTACGTCATTAATTGCGTAAGTAAGATTAGTTCCGTATACACCTTGGTAGTTTAGACCTAGGCCCTGATAACCCTGTGTACCTTGTGGTCCGTCATTTCCTTGAGGACCCTGGTCTCCTTGAAAACCCTGGTTACCCATGTCTCCTTGGAAACCTTGCGCTCCGTCATTTCCTTGAAAACCCTGAGGTCCGTCATTTCCTTGGTTACCTTGGTAACCCTGTGCTCCGTTTGAACCCTGGAAACCTTGGTTTCCATCGTTACCCTTAACACCCTGCGGGCCTTGGTATCCTTGAGAACCTTGGTTTCCCTGACTACCTTGTGAGCCATCATTTCCTTGTGTTCCTTGATTACCTTGGAAACCTTGGTCTCCTTGGAACCCTTGAGCACCGACTACTGCGGTAACCCAAGCGGACCCATTCCAATACTTTAATTGTGCCATGTTATATCCTTTAAAAGAGAGATTGAATAAACGTTTTGGCTATTCGTTTATTTTTTAATACTTGGGTTAATGCGAGAACTGCCCTGATTTTACCACGGCATTTCAAAATGTCCAGTATTTAACTGGGTTTTACTGTTATTACTGCGTTTTAACCTATTGGATAAACAGCGTTGTTTAACCAAGCAGATGCCGTCTGTGGGACTACGGTTCCATCAGTATTTATAGTGATGTAATTGTTGGTTGTTAATCCATACTGTTGTATTGCAAACACCGAGGTTTCTGAGGGACGGTAACCGGTTGGAAGTGTAAACGCTGCATTTGCAGGAGTTCCACTCTGCACAGAACCGCGAAGATACACAATGCCGTTTAATTTACGATAAGCGACTGCTGCCCCAACAACAAAACTGTTAGTAAAACTACTTACAGCAATCCATCCGCTGTCACTAGTTGTGTATGAACCATCAGCACCCTGAAAACCTTGAGGACCATTGTTTCCTTGTGAACCTTGGTATCCAGTTGCCCCTTGGTAACCCTGAGTTCCTTGCGAGCCCTGATTTCCATTTGAACCATTTGAACCATTTGCACCTTGTGCACCAACAGAACCTTGGTAGCCGCGTGCGCCTTGTGCACCTTGTACGCCCTGTGTACCTTGTGGCCCCACTGCGGCTGGTGCAATTTCGTCAAGCCAAAGAATGTCGACATTGGTTGGTGGAACGCTGTCTGCTGATTCATAGATTCCTGGGTCACCAGTAAATCCTTGCGGACCCTGGGCCCCATCGTTTCCTTGTGCGCCAGTTCCTTGTGCACCTTGTGCACCCTGCGTTCCAGCGCCTTGAGCACCTTGTGGTCCTTGACTTCCGTCATTTCCCTGCGGCCCTAAATCTCCTTGAGAACCTTGTGCTCCATCGGCTCCTTGATAACCCTGTGGCCCCTGTGAGCCACCACCGGTACCAGATTCACCCTGCGGTCCTTGAGCACCCACCGATGTGAATAATGTCCAATCGGTTTGACCAGGTGTGGTTGGGTCAGGCAGGTCACCTATCGACGAAGTGATATATGTTGAACCATCCGAGCCGGTTACAACATCATATGGTGCATATGTGCGAGTATCTGAGTACGCACCCTGGTAAGTAAAACCTTGACCCTGAGAGCCATTGTCACCCTGTGGTCCTTGTGTTCCAGTTCCAGAATCACCTTGCGCTCCTTGTGAACCAGCACTTCCCTGTGCACCTTGCGCTCCTTGTGAACCAGCACTTCCCTGTGCACCTTGAACACCTTGCGCACCTTGACCACCTTGTCCGCCAACAAGTGCAGCAATAATACCTTCATTAAATTGAAGACTTTCTACTGCTGTTGAAACGTGATATGTATCGGCTGTCTTTATTTGAGTTGTTTGACGGGGGTGAGTAGAGATAATCGTACCATCGTAACCACGACCGTTAACTACCCCATCTGTCCAAACAGTAATAAATGAATTTTCAATGTCTGCGGCTGAACAAAGAATTTTTTCTTCATTTGATTGACCGAGGTTTACAGCAATGACAAATGGCCCGCGTGTTCCTAGCGGGTTAAGAGTTGCTTGTCCTGTATCTGCTATTTCATACCATCCAGCAAGCGATGACATTGTAATTGTCTGATTGGGAGTGTAGTAGGCAGGAACGTCTGATGTTATATATGCTGGTGGTACTGAACCACCATACGAGCGAGGAGTAGTCTTGTCTGGATAAGCCATAATTATTCCTTGTTTTCGGAAATGGAACGGGTAATTAACCCACGAACATATTTTTCTGCTTCAAAATCTGATGCTGCCGCGACATGAATTCCCCCAGGCCCTCTGTGATGATTCTCACAAAGCCACATAAGATTTTCGGCACTTTCGACCCACGCCCCAATAGAATCGGGGTCGCTTATGCCTGGGTAATCAATTTCAAGCCATTTTAAATCTACACCATTTTGTAATGAAAACTCTATATGTGTATGGTGTAATTCTAAAGGTTGATTTAAACTACATTCACTAAAGTCATTACGGTGCAAACCAATAGCGCACCTAGCAGTGTCTTTTGTTCTGCGTCTGAAAGCATTGAAATCCTTATAATGAGGGTCGTTGGTGCGCTCAGGATGAGCAGGATAGTGTATAGAATAATGATGAGTAACATTTTGTATGTGTTCTTCAGTCATTAATAGATTTTAGTTCCGCCGCCGCCAAGAATGCTATCAAATTCCGCTGGGGTGATTTGAAATGGGTCAACTGGGCAATTCCAACCACCATGTTCCCATGCGCGAGCAACAAAGCCCGAACAAATAAGAGTATCGTCTTGACGAATGTCAAGTCGAAGTGGGTTGGGCATAAAAAGATTTATGGCAATACTAATAATTGTTAATACGCCATACTTTGTACCAATGAGGTTTCTGGCATATTTTGTTGCCATCTCTCGGTTAATTTCTGGTGGGCAAGGAATAATTTTAACGTGTCCTTTTGGGGCAACATCTTGAATTTTTACACGCTCACAACGTCGAGCCATTTGAAGAACCCAAATTTGACCATCTTCGTCAACGGAGTCAACATAGGCCATGTGGTTCCATGAACGATATTTCCACCAACGAATTGCTTGTCCTAATCGAATAAGAATACCGTATGTGTTTGATGTGTGTGCAAATACGGCATCGCCGTGTTGCGGTAGTTGTAAGTTAGTAGTCAAGGTTCTTCAAGTCCTGTTGTAGTTTTAAAATGTCAATTGACCATACTGGTCCGTGGTCCGCTTCAACAAAAATTTCTGGAATAACAACCCATGCTTCTGAACCGTAGTTTTCCCACCATTCCCATGTCATAGATTCTGTTGAACCCCAAGTAATAATGTCCATGCCTAAGCGGTTGTAGCCTGTTGCAATTACACAATGACCGCCAGAAGGTTGTTCTGGTTTACCATCGATGTGCCACGGTTGATGATTTTCAAATTGAGTTATTGCATTTTTTGGCATTTCAACACCAAGATAAACAGAGCCGAACAAGTAAATGGCGGCTTTCATTTCGGTTTGATTTTTAATATTTACTGGAGCGTAAGCAGATATTTTATTGTTAAATAGTCCAGTAGTCATCCATGCCTGTAAAACAGAATGTTCAACAAGTCCCGAATCTGAACCACCAGAAAGTTTAAAATAAATTTCTTTTACCGCTTCATCACCAGGGTATTCAAAAGTTTCTCCTACTTCAGCGTAAATAAGTTGAAGCATGTGAACAATACCGGCAATAGTGCAGTCACCATAAGTGTCATTAAGCGCCATTGGGTAGTTTTTTACCTTTGATGAATAATCAAAAGTGGGTGGTGGTGTAGGAATGTTGACACGCATATACTCGTTGAGCGTCCCCATGGCCAGCATTTGAGCAGGCAATTTTCCCATCTTTCCAGCAATACGTTGAGCCATTAACTATCCTTTAGTTTCTAAAACGATTACACGGTCTTCAAGAGCCTTTAAACGAGCGTCTTGAGCGTCTTCTTCTATGTCTTTAACAAACCTTTTTCCAAGGTAAGTTCCAAGCAGGTTTCCAACAACATTTGCAATTGAAACACAGACAACAACAGCAACCTTGGCTGACATACTGTGTCCGTGAAGTGCAAAAGCAGCAATAGTTGTGCAGGTAATTGAAAAAACCCAGATAATTACATCTGCGCCCGCAACAATTACACCGCGATTTCTTGCTGCTGCTTGATATTTAATAACAGCAAGCGAGTCTTGAATAACCATGCAGATGCCTGCAAGTAAAGCAATGCCCATCATTTAGATAACTCCAATAGCATTTGACGGTGGTTTTCCATCATTTGAGCCATTTCTTGGCTTACTTGAAGATGGTAAGTTTGTAATTCAGCCGAAATTTTGTCGGCGCGTTTTGCTGCAATTAAAAGGACTGAGCCTTGTAATCCTGCAAGCATTGAAAGAATAAGATTTAATCTAAAAAATGGCGCTGGGTCAAAACCCAATCCACCTGTTGTAATCCAAAATCCCATTGCAATTAAAAACGTTATTAAAAACGTCCAAGTACCCATTCCCATCCGCATTTTATCTGCGGCTCGTTCCCCCAGGGTTCTATCTTTACCCGTTCTTACGGATGGATGGAACTCCCAGTGCTTTGCCATTTATTCATCGGCCCCTTCGTGATAACCCAAATGACGCTCAAGCGCCTTATCAACTTTTTGAATGTAACGCTGCAGTTCTTCTTGATTGCGCTCAATGCGGGCAAGGGCATCTTTCATACTGCCGCCGCCATTGGACTGAGTTTCGTAGTGAATTTCTTTTACCTCTTCTGCGATTTTGTTGGTGAATTCGGCGTCTAGTTCTTTGCTGACAAGTTCGGTAACTTGTCTAATCCACCTACGGTGAATAAAAGTAACAGCACCCCAAATGGTTGCTGAAGCAAAACCTATGGCCGCGATATAGTTGAGCCAGAAATTGCTTCCGTTTAAAAAATTTGATGCAAGCATGGCGTTATGCTTTAGGAGGTTGATGAATGTTTTTATCACCAATTGCAGTTGTTTCAAAACGAAGGTATGTCTGAGGTAAGCGTCCGTCTTGATTGACGTGTACATACGAAGGGTCGCCCTGCTGACCATGCGAGATGGTTAAAGGGTTATTTGCGTTAGCGCCGGTTACGTCAACAATGAGGGCGGTGTGTTCGCCAGTGCCGCCACCGTAAACGATTACGTCTCCAGGCAAAACATCCTTTAAAGCAATCTTTTTGCCGTGTGAGAGTAAAGTGCCTGTGTAGCCAGTGTGGTTGTAGCCCATGCCGTTAGGGTCATTAGCACCAGCCCAGTTGTAGCAAAGGGTGACGAAAGCAGAGCAGTCAGCGTTGACTGGCAGTACGCCAGGTTTGCCAATGTCACTCATGCGTAATGGTCCTTCGGTGTAATTAAACTTGTCATGGTGAGCAGCAGCCCACTTAGCCCAAGCAACAATTGTGTCTCTTACGTCTGTCATGTTTTTCCTTATTGTACGTTAAATGGTCCGGTTGTGTTTCCAGAAGAATATCCTTCTGGGGTACTGATAATTCCAACTCCGTAGCCTCGTTGTCCCGTGTTTGTTGTCGAAATTGAACCAAGGGTTTCTGTTGCCAATGAGTCGCTGTAACCAATTGCGGTTACGTTTGTTCCAAGGGTTGTTACTTTAATTGCGTTAATTTGTTCTGATGCGCCATAATTTTGACTGTTGGTTGTTGCAAGAACAGAACTAACAATGTTAGAAACAATTCCAGCAATAGACCTGTAAATGTTTAGGCTCCACTGCCATTGTGTTCCGTTGACGGGCCCAGAACCATATCCAATTGAACAACAATTGTTGCTTTGACAGGTGCTTGGAGAACCCGTGCAACAATCATTTGAAATGCATTGACCCGCTCCGCAGGTTGCGCTATAAACGCCAGGGTAAAGATACCCTGGAACAGCACCAGCGCCGCAAGTGGTAGATGATGCACAATTATTAGAACCGTTGCAACAGGCACGATATCCTACGCTGCCGCAATATCCTGATGCAACACAAGTGTTTGCATGTGTGCAACATGAACTATATGTACCAGCATATTTACCAGTAGCGCCGCATTTTGTACTTGCAACGCAAGCGTTAGGGCTTCCGGTGCAACACGTAGAAAAATATGCTCCGCATCTTGCGCTTGATTGACAATTGTTAGAACCAGTACAACAAGAGTTGTAACTACCTGGATTGTAATATCCAGGAATATATCCCGCTCCGCAATCGTAGGCAGGAACTCCAGTGGTTAGCGAACAGCAGTCGTTTGATTGACAAGTGCTTGTAGAGCCCGTGCAACAAGAATTTGGAATGCAGTAAGCGTAAGTTCCTGTGTAGGTGTAATAAGAAGTGGATGAACTTGCTGCGGCAGCCCACCAGTCGTTTGAATCGGTTTGCCAAAACACAATTCCAGTTCCAGGACTTGCAGACTGTAATGTTGCAGTCATGTTTGCTTTGTACGGAATTGTTGCGTAGGGGTAGTTTGTTGCTGCGGTTGAGGTTACTGCCTGACCACTATTTGCGTACCAAGTTCCATTTGTCTGAGTCCATACTTGACCATAGGGCGTTGTTCCTAGTGAAACCGATGTGGTTCTTGAAAAAGAATCCGTTATGGTTTCCCAAAAGGATGAAACAGCGCCCTCTGCACGGGTGGATAATCCCGTAAACATTTGTGAAATTGGCATAATCGTCCTTTATGCGAATGGCGTAAGTGAAGCCAAAACCTTGTAAGTGTTAGTGGCGGTCTTGAGAATCAAGAATGTGTAAACATCTGTAGCATTTGCATTACCGGCCGCAGGGGCATATGCACCTTGCCATTGTGGGGAAACCGTAGTTCCGTCAATTTTTAAATTACTTAAAAAGTAGGGTGTTCCCGTGTTTGTGTTCATGTAAACAACGGTCATTGATTGACCAACAGAAAGCAAAGAATCAAAAGTGATGCTGTTGCTTCCCTGAACGTTAAGAATGAAGTTTCCAGTTGCAGCACTTGTGTACCACAAAATTGCTGAAGTTGTTACGTTAATTGAAATTGTTCCGGTAGCGCCTGATGCAACAACCGTTGTCGTTTCAATAGGCGCAATAAAATTTGTATTGATGTTATACGATGTACCGGACCAAATTGGTGCTGTGCCCAATGAGTTAGTTGTAAGAACCTGCCCTGCAGCGCCAATTCCAAGGCGAGTTACGGCACCGCTTCCGGTTGCGTAAAGAAGGTCACCAGCAGTTGTAACAGTTGATAATGGAATCTTTGTAGAATCAACAGGAGCATTTGTTGTTACGTTTGTAACTCGTCCTTTGCTGTCTGTGGTAATTGTAGGCACTGCTGTTGCAGAACCATACGTTCCAGCAGTTCCAGCAGTTCCTAATGTTGGGTTAGGATAGGTTCCTGTTAGGTCTCCACCGGCTGAACCAGTTGGAGGAAGGGTTGTTGGGATTTGTCCAAAAGCGGCCGCGTCAGAAGATGAACTTCCGTTAGCAAGTCCTGTAATTTTGTTTGAACCCATAGCAAGTGCGCCAGAAAGCGTTCCACCTGCAAGCGGTAATTTTGTTGTGTCGTTTAATAGTGTCCAAGAATAAGTCCCACCACTTGCGGCAAGAACATATCCGTTTGTTACACCGGAAGCGGATGGAACCTGGTTTTGAGTTGTCCAAGTCAATCCAGAAGAACTTGATGTAAGAAATTGTCCATTTGTAGTTGTTGATGGGATAATGTTAACCCAAGCGGAATTGTTCCAATATTTTAAAGAACCATTTACCGTTGATGTGTCGTACCAAATTTCATTTAGAAATTTAGAAACTGGCGCTGTTGGCCCAACATAAAAAACTTGAGCGGTTACATTGTTCCAGGCAGTTCCGTCCCAATAGTTAAAACCATACATTTCGTTTGTATTGTCGGTGCACCACCAAAGTTCACCCGCACCATTTACTACAGTTGCCGGTGCCGTTGCTGATTGAACCCACGTTGCAATGTTGTTGTCAATAAATGTTGCAATTCCTTGAATGTCAGAAGCAATGACTGCAGAGTCACTTGAAAGCGGGTATGGGACCTTTGCCCTTGGGGTTGAACCTGTTGCCATTTTTAGTAGCCTCCTACAAAGATTTGCATACCGGCTGGTCGGTAGCGATAAATGAAATTAACATAGGGTGATGCGCTGCTTGGTGTTGTGCTTCCAGAAAGGCTGAAATACAAACCACCAAGACTAGTAATAAAATTGTCTGTGCTGGTGTATGTGGCGCCTGAACCACCAGAACTTACTTGAAGAGATTGATAAGTGTATGAAGAAAACACACGAGTTGGAATCAAAAGTGTAAGAGCATACTGATTGTATGTGTAGTAGTTTTGCCCACCAACATTTTGGTATTGAGTATTTTCCATAACAATAATTTGTTTGACAGAAAGAGGTTCAATGTTTTCAGAAATTTGTTTGTTTGTAATTGCAACAAGTTCTGCAACAATTGCAGATGCGGTCGCCCTGTTAAATCCAGCACGATTTTTAATTTCTTCTGTCATGTCTTTGCGGCTTAAACCACTGTTTTGAGGAATTTCTGCACCAACAAATTGCGCCAACCATGGCAGTGCGTAATCAGGGCAACGTGCTATGTCTACAGCCTGTGACCACCCTGGTGCATCTGGGTAGTCTTGTGAGTAAGTGCTTCCATCTGCACCCGTACTTGCAGGAAATCCAATTGCCGTAGAGCCGTTGTAGCCGCGCGTCACTCCAGAAATTGTTACGAATGGAGCAGTCCAATCATAAAATCCTGCTGGAATTAAAATATATTCTTCTGTGTTATTAAGAGTATTAATAAAATTAACTGGGAATGGCACAGAGGTGTCAATAATGTTCCATGTTGCATCTGTATTGAAAATAGTAATTGTTGTGTCACTAGCGTTAATCGCTACCGCTAATTGAGCATCGGTTATGAGAGAACCATAGTATTGACCAAAATCCGCTTCAATATGAATACCAGGCCCAATTTCATAGCGTGTAAAAACACCAATGGTGTCAAGAGAACTTGCAGCACCATAGATAAAATACCAAAGCGGATATCCGTTTTGAGCATCTTGTTCTTGAATAAATTGAGGTACAGTATCGTAAATTGATTGCGTATTGTAACTATTTGGAAGTGTAGTCGTCATCAACCAAGTCCACTGTAGGCGTTTTGACTATTTGTAAAGATTGTTCCAGTAAGTGTGTTAGCAATTGGAAATGATGCAATACCGTTCAGGGCAATGTCTGTTCCAGCATAAGAACCGCCCGTTGGGTATGAGGTTCTAATCTGAGCGGAAACAACACTGTAAACGCCATCAACCGCGCCAATAACAGCAGCAACGTCCATTACACGAACAGTTGTTGATGAACCATCCCAGTAAGGAGGTGTGTTTGCTCCGCCAGCCCATTGTGCAGGGCTTAGGTATGAACGAAGTGCGGCGTCAATGTTGTTTTGAACGGTTGCAGATGTGTAGGTTGGGGCGACATAAACAGAGTATTGAACGTCAATTGGAACGTAACTTGGCGTTATGGCTTGAACCGTGAAATTAACTTCGCGACGAGATTCAAGGTAGGTAACAAGTTGTTGAGAAATTGCCGAATTAACCGCAACACCGTTGGTATCAACCGGAACCACCGTAACGTTACGTGGGTAGTTAAAAGTGTTTGGGTCATAAAGACCGCCTGGTGTCCAGAAATAATTAAAATTACTAAATTTAGGAATGGTTATTGTAGTGTATGTTCCAGAAAACAAACCAATTTTGCTAACAATAACGCTTGAGCCAAGCGGAACATTTAGTCCAGCATTAAACACAACACGAACTTGAACATCTTTTGGAGCAGAAAGTGTAAATGTTCCAACGATGGTTTCTGATAATGCTCCAACTGGGGTAAGCGTTGCAAGAACGCTACTAGGATTTGAAGCATCTACTACTTCTACAAAAACATTAGCAAAAGTTGTTGTTGTGTAGGATGCGTCAATTGTAGCGGTTAGCGTGTAAGTACGAGTTGTCGCCCCTGGCACATCTGATGTTAAATATGAAAGGTTAAAAATTTGAGAATCAGAATGAATTGCACTTCCAAGAGCACTTCCGGTACCAATAAATTGAATACCGTAGTTTGGAAGAATTGTTGTTCCGGCTGGGTTCGTCCACGATGCAGTGCTACCGTTTGTGTAAAGATAATTTGTAAATGCTGCGTCAGGAATAAAATTGTAATTGCTAGTTGTTGTGGTTGGACTTTCAAGAGTTGTTAAATCTGATTCAACCTGATTAAGTGAATTGTAAAAAATCTTGTGTGTCTTTGAAATCTCTGTTGTTGAAAAAGCAATGTACGATTGAACCGATACAATGTATGGTTTTAGTTGACTGTAGGCAGTATCAACGCTTGAGTCAAAAGCAAGTGCATTTATTGAATTGACATTACTTGAAAGAATGTTACAATAAACAGTCTTTGGTGCAGAAGTATATGAGTACAAAGAATCATCAAATTCTGGCACCGAGGAGTAAACATAGGTAGAACCATCTACGTATGTTGCAACTGAAACCATGTATGGTTTTTCTGTTGCTGTTGTAGCATTTGCGGCCTGAAGAATTGCTGCGGCTTGATACCAATTTGTATTTGCAGAAAGTCCTACCGCATTTGGAACAACAGCACCTTGAAGTTGTGTTATTGTTGCAGAGGTTGTGTAAGCATTTACAAGGCCAGGTGATGCAATAGTAAGAACCTGAGTAGCCGCAGCACCGGAACCGCTTTTTGCGGCAGCCGCGGTAACAATGGCAACTTCGCTACCTGTTGTGTCTTCAATAAGAACAAGGCTTGGTGCGTCTGGGCTAATTGTTGTGCTGAATGATGATGTTCCAACGTTCGCAACAATTGAAGTTACGCCAGCAGCAACTGCTGCGTTGAGAGGGATTGCAGCAGCAGGCGCACTTGCAGAAGATGTAAATTGAAGATAGTTTGCTGGTGATGTTCCAGGGGTGCTAATAGTTGGAAGCGCTACGGTTCCATTGCCAAAAGTTGACCAGTTGTCTGGTGTAGACGAAGATGTTGCCGCTGTTAAGAAGTTTGCGTCAGCGGTGCTTAGTCTGTTTGTAAGTGGATTAAATCCGTCAAAGGCTAAGGCGCGGTAAATGCCAGCAAGGTTTTGTGCAAACAAGGCATAGTCACTTGGCGTAATTGGTCGTGGTGCAAGAAGTTGCAACTCAGACGTAAGCCTGTTTAAAAAGTTTTCTGTTGTCTCTGGGTCTGTTCCTACGGCAAGAGATGTGTTTGTTGCTGCTGTATCAGTTACCAAAATGCTTGAAACATTTGGGTCTGAGTTTTGCATCTGAAGGAAGGTTGTTAGTGGGTTTATTCCCGTTAAATTGTAAATGTTGTAGCCGGAACCAACTTCCACTGACTGCATTGTAAATACGCCAGTTGATTCTCCGGAGGCAATAGTGTTGTTTTGTTCTGTTTGAAAAAGGTAAGAAGAACCTTCGTAGAAAAAACCCGCGACAGTACCGGCGGGGATTGTGTACCCTCCAGTTGGGGCGTTTGAAACAAGCGTCCACGTTGTTTGAATTTCTGCTTGTAAACCAATTTTTGGCACAATGTTAACTAACGAACCAAAGTATTCAAAAATTGAAGATGGCACTTGTGACGCAACCGTTGCGGCCTCGGCGGCCATTGATGCAAACTGTTCAATTAAAAGAACTTCTAGGTTACCCTCTCGCGGGGCCCACCCAGGAACATTTTCCATAATGGTTGTCAATGCTTGTTGAATGATAACGTCTGTATCAGCAACGATTGGAATGTCAATGTAATTTGCCATTGTAAACTTTCTTAGTTGTTAGCAATTTTAACGTTAATGGATGCATTATTGTTATCGTCATATTTAAGTGTTACTTGAGCGTCTGCTCTGTCTTCCCATTTACTAATTGCACCTTGAATTTCTGATGCATTTATTTCCGTAAGTGGAAGGTCTTGAATTCCGTAAGTAGGAACTACTGAGCGAGACCCAACAATTGTTCCCAAAAGCATTGCTACACTTGAAGAAACTTCTTCGTAAGTGTCTTGCAGGTTTGTAATAAATTGACCAAATGAATCAATAGAAATTTGATTTGGAAGATGTCCTGCTATGTTTGAAGCAAATACGCTGGGCGGAAAGACCGATACGGTTACCCCAGGGCTCTTTGCACCAGTGTTGTCAACATGAATAATATTAAATGCGTATGAAGCATTTCCTTTTCCCGAGAAGGTAAATAGGTACGATGTTGTTGGTGCGGTTAAAGAATAAAATGTTTCGGCAGTTTTTCTGGAGACATTTGGGCCAAGTTTTGTTATTTGAGACCACGTTGGTATTGTTTGGTCTGTGTTTGTGAGGACATATACAATGTATGATGAACCGGTTGTGGCGTCGTCTGCCGCTGTCCAGTTTAATTGAACACCTTGATTAGGCATCCATGTTGCCATTAGTTCAGTTATATCATCAGCCATTTTAGATTCCTAGTCTGCCCCCTTGACGTGCGCCATCCTTAATAGCAATAAGGTTTGCGTTTACGTAGGGAATATTGTGTTGTCGGTGCCAGTCATTTGGGAAATAAGTTTGAAGGACGGCTTTTTGAAAATTCATCTTTAATTCTGGAACATATTTGCGATAGTTTTCATCTGCGAAATACCAGAAAGAGTTCTCATTATAAAAACTGTTGTGTGTTGGGTCTTGGAATGCTCCGCGACCGTCGGTGCTTGGCGTTAAACTTAAAACCATTCCACCGTGAGCAAGCACTCGATACATTTCATTCCACAAGCGAACCTTGTCAGGAATGTGTTCAAGAAAATCAACCGCTCGAATTACTCCTACGGTGTTGTCATCAAGGCTTTCAAGAATGTCAAACACGTCACCAACAAGGTCTGCTGGTTCGTGCATGTCTAGGGTTGCGTATCCTGGGGTTGGATTGTGCGCTGCACCCATATCAATTGCCATTAGGTTATTGCGCTTTGCCCATGCAAGAAGCATCGGTTGAATATTGCGCTCATTCATTCGTACGGTTTCCGTTTGAATAAACGGGTTAATGTCCGATTGCGATTGTGTGTTTGCCGTGTGAATGCGTTGAAGGTAAAGATTCTTTTTAATATGAACAAACTCACCCTGAAGGTACATCTTGTACATAATGTCTTGGTCGTCCAAAACTTTCATTCCAGCATCGTAGCCACCGGCATTTTTGTATGCAGAGACACGGAAGGCGCGGACGTGATTAGGGGCAAACCAAATAAGAGAAACGTTGTGTGGACTTGGCGCTAATCCATGGCATACATTGTAGCCATCTTCCACATGATATTCCCAGCCAAATTCTGGGTTAAACATTGAAAAGTTGGGCGAGGAATCCTCGTTAATTTGTGCGAAGTCAGAATAGACGAAGACTGCCTCTGGATTGGCTTCAAAGGCCGCTACAATCTCTTCTAGGGCCGTTGGCATAAGAATGTCGTCGTGGTCTAGTTCAACGGCAATTCCGTTAATACAGTGGCCTACAGCCTCTCGCTTTAAAGCGCCAACATATCCGTTGGATTTAGGGCTTGCCTTTATAATGACAACGCGGTCATCGTATTCAGGTCTTTCCCATTTAGCATCGCCATTGAGAAGAACAACCCATTCCCACGTTTGATAGGTTTGTGCTTTGAGGCTTTCGTATGCCTGGTCAAGATACTTTGGGTCGTGACTTGGTGTAAATACTGAAATCATTATAAACGTGTCCCTCGTTTTTTGACCAGACAATTATCGGGCCATTATAAAGATATCTTACACCATAGTTTGTTTATTTGCAAGGATTTAACCTATGCGATAGGGGTTGGACTTCCCCATCCATTGTATGTTTTTGGGCCATATATATTTGGTCCTTGGTGTATTATGACCTCTCCATTGTACACGGTTCCTTGAACGTCTATGTAATTATCGCCTACATTGCCAAGGGAAGGGCTTGGGTATCCTGAGCCGTAATGCATCATTCCTGGTGTAAAACCATAAAATGCAAGAATAACGGGTTGATTATTGTGGTTGAACCCAACAGAACATCTCGTTCCTGCTGGGGGGGCAAAGGCTCCAGGGTAGGGCAATGGTCCCCAAACCTGACTGGCACCACTTAGAGAAGGAATTGTTATTGTAAGGTTTCCTGCCGTAATTGGCGGTGGGCTTTGATTTGAAACGGTTGCATCTGTTTGAGCAACAACTCCGTAATAAATACCCGAATACTGGACGCCGGTTGCCCCAATGATTCCACTGAAATTTCTCAACGTGGCTTGTAGAAGTGTGCTTGAATCGTTTGTTCTCATTATTGTTCCTTATTTTAACGTAAGCGGGAATGGCGGTAGCGGCAGTGAGTTTGGTTGGACCACTTGCGCAAAAGGCATTGGAACTTGAAGAACAATAGTTGCTTGTGGGTTAAAGTAATCTCGTTGCATAGAAGAAATCATCCATTGCCCCGATGCCGGTCCCATGTTTTTTAATTCAACAATTTCACCAATGTCGTATTGAAAGTCTTTCATCAAACAAGTAACAGTTGCTTGTCCAAAAGGTTTTCCTACAGACCAGTCAAAGTCAATTAATTGTACGGGCGGTGTAAATTCTTGAAGAATTTGCATGTTGTCGCCAGTTGTGCCTTTGCTAGCATTGATTGGTGCCGGAATTAATTTACCTTTAGTATCTTTAATATTTCCAAGCCAATATTCGTCAGGTCCAAAATAAATAACATTATTATTTTCCCAAAGACGCCATCCAATACTTGAGGCAATCCGGCTCATTGCTGTCCAAGAATCTTCATATGGGTCTGAAGTTGTTCCACGACCAAGAGCAACTGATTCCGAAATACCAGCCGTGTTTAGGCCGCTTGTTAGTTGATTCCAGATTGTTGCATAGTCAGGACCTTTTAAAGAAAGGTTTCCAAAAGGATTTGTTTTTCCATTAACCGCAGTTACAAACGAGTTAATAGCACCCGTTACATTTGTTCCAACTGGGTTGTTTACCGTCCCATTACCGTGCTGTTGTCTTAAAAGATTTACTGCCGCGGCTTCAAAAACAAGTTGAATTTGGTCTGATGATTTAGTAAATTGAACAAGCACAAATTGCAGTCCAGCAATTTTAATTACGGTTCCTTGTTTAATTAAATTTGAAAGCAATTCTCGTCGGGGGTCTGTTAATTGAAGGGTAAATGTTGAAGTACCCATCATATTCTTTTGAAGAATTGCATCAGTAATACTTCCAGTGTAGTCAAAGTAAATTGGTGTTTCAGTTCCGTTGTTGTAATTTACCAATTGAAATTGAGTAAAATCTTCAAATCCAAAACCAGGCGTGTTTTCATTTGCGCTAGGTGCAACGCCTGTTGTATGAGGTACAATAAAACCAGGTGTATTACTTGTTGTTCCTGTTCCGGCTGCGTTGAGTGTTGTTGCCATTATGGTAAAAGGTAAGATTTGCCAAGTACAATTTTTGTAGATGCAGTGATGCCATTTTTAATATAAAAAGCATTAAGGTATGAAACAGTTTGTGTTTGTTTCACCGTAACTCCTTTTACCTTAATTGACGTAGTAATGGTTTTGTTTTTTGGATACGTTGGTGGAATAAGAACACTTTTTGGTGTTTGATTTCCACTAAATTTAATTGTTGCTGGTGATACTACTTGTGCTTTAACAGAACCGGCTGGGGTTGTGTCAAACAATGATGCAATAGGTTGGTTGTATTCGTAAAGAATAATGTGTATTTTTTGAAGTATTCTTTCACCTGTTGTAAAATCTCTAATGGCGTCAGAAAATGATATGGAAAAAAGAATAAATGTTTTTACAGAGTTTGTTCCAACTGAACCAGGAACAGGACCATTAACACTAAGCGTTGTTGGTTCGTAGGTTCCCTGAACTGCATCAAGCCACATTTCAAATTGATTACAATCGTTCTCTACAGATGTTCCGGCGCTTGCAGGACCCTTTGTTACGCTGTTATCAAGAAAACAATCAAACTCCAATTGAAACGGAGCGCGGTCATACCATTGAGTTGCTGCAAATGTTTTTGGACGGTCAATAACCTGCCATCCACCAGAGCCGCTAACAGGACCATAAGTTGAATCTTCTATCAAACCAACAGTAATTGGACTATATATAGTACTAGCCGCAAGAGGCGTAATAGTTAAAAGTGTAGGAGGTGCTGTTGTCATTTATTATGCCAATGCCTTAAGGTCTGAGTCAATTTTTTGAAGAAGTGTTTTCATACCACCAACGCCAATTGCTGAGGAGAATGCTGCGGCAAGGCCAGGAGCGGTAAGACCAATTTCAACATTAGAATTTTTAATTCCAGAAACGATAGCCTTTGAAAGAGCGCTAACCGTTGATTTAGAAAGGTTCTGCGTTCGTGCAACCTTTTCTGCCGCATCTTTGAATTTAGCAGCCTTTGCCTCTAACTTGCCTGCTTCTTCCAAAAGTTTTCTACCTGCAGCGGTTTTTAATCCGCCAAGTTGGGCAGCAGCAAATGTGTCTGCTTTAGCAGACTCGGTTGCTTGTATTTTTGCCCTTAGGAACGTGGCTTCACGCGCCACGGCTTCTCCAGGTTTATCAAGTCCCTTGGTGTAACTTTGTGTAAGAAGATAATCTGCGCGGTTTGTTTTGGTGTTCAATAACAATTTGCTTTGATTAGCAGTAAGGCTGTTTATCGCAACACGCTTAAAGAATGTTGGGTCAGTACTCATTGTTATCAATGGGTTGTTTATTTGATTTTGAACGTCAGCGCTTTTTTGAGCAGCAATTCTTTTTGTAGTCATTGCAACTATTTGATTTTGACTCAAATTTGGGGTTGAAAAGATTTTTGCAATATCTGCGGCTTCTTGACCCTTAATTCCAGCAGCCTTTAATGCACCTTTAAAGTCGCCTGATGAAAAGGCTTTGTTAATCAAAGAATCAACTTTATTACCTGACAACATTTTGGTTTGAAGGGCCACGTCTGCAGAAAGTGCTTTGGCTTGCTTTTTTGCTGCTACTAGTGCGGCACCTGCTAACGGTCCGCCTTTTAAAGAAGCGTATATTTTTTGTTCTTGTTCCCAGCCTGCAACCTGGTCGGTTAATGTTTTAAATTCTCTAAATTCTGCATCAGTTGCTTTTCCGGCACCAATTTTTGTCTTAAGACCTTCAAGGGTTGCTTCAGCGGTAAGAATATTAGCAGTAAGGTTTTTTGCGTCTTGTAATCCGGTTCCAACAATATTTGTTTTTGGCTTATATGCTGTTACTGGGTTTGAACCACCACCAAATAGGCCACCAAAAAAGTGACCGATACCGCTAAGTGCTTTGCCCATAAGTGGCATCATTAATGGTCCAAGGGTTGACATAAGCATCATACCCATAGGTCCGCCAGCCATGCTAAGCCCTCCACCCAGCATTCCCATAAGTCCGCCGCCTCCTCCACCCAGCATTCCCATAAGTCCGCCGCCTCCTCCACCCAACATCCCCATAAGTCCGCCGCCAACTTTTCCAAGAAGACCGCCTGCAACTTTTCCGAGAACTCCCTTTTCAGCATCCTGAGCAGCATCACCCTCAAGCGCTTCTGCAACGGGTGCGGCACCGCCCGTTAAACGATACTTAAGAGAACTTAGTAATGAAACTTTTGGTTCTGGTGTTGCATTTTCCGCATAACGAATCATGTCCAAGTGTGGTTGAATATTTTTTATAGATGCTTTTGTTAATGATTTTGATTGTGTAACACCCATTTGACGATAATATCTGTCAACGCGTTTTTGGTCCAAAACACCAGTTGGGAAATATTCTGTTTTAGCACGAAGGTTTTGAAACATCATTTGGTCAAACTCGGAAAGTGGCCTAACCCCAACTCCTGCCGAACGCAATGCCCCATTGTACCCGTATTCTCTACCAGGTTTATTTAACTCGTAGTCTTCCATAGCACTTTTTTGAAAATTATTAAGTTTTTTATTTTGAATCTTTTGAAGCGCGTCGTACTCTTTGTAATATTGTTTTTCAGCCTTAAGTGAACTTTTACTGGCGTTTGAAACCGTTCTTCCACTACGTCCACCAGAACCACCGATACCACCATTAGCGATTGCTTCGCCTTCAACAGCCTTTGCGGTGTTTGCTGCGGAAACGCCAAGATTTTCAATTCTTGTAGTAAGACCCTCAATACCTGTGGATGTTTTTCCAGCAACGCCAAACAATGCTGCTGATTTGTTTTCTTTTGCAGCGGCTTCTGCTTGCTTGATTCGAGCGGCATTCATTGGGCCGCCATAACCACGTTCTAATTGTTCAAGTCTCCATTTTGCTAACCTACCCCTAAAACCACTTTCATCACGAAGGTTTGTTAATTGTTCTTCAAGTTTTTGACTTTTCTTTAATGCTCCTGCGCCCAAAAGGCCTTCAACGCCTAAACCAAATTGTGCTAATTTTGCTTTACTTGCAGTAAAAAGTATTTTGGCAAGCATAATTCCAAGACCCAGAATAACTGGTTTAAATTTTGTTATAACATCAGCAAGCCCAGTAAAAACTTTACCCAAAATAATTGCCGGTGGTGTGAGGGCTTTTCCAATTTTTACAAGGTCAACCATAATAGATTGTTTCATTCTTGCAAATTGTGCTCCTGGCGTATTAAAAGCAATTTCTTTAGAGCGAGCAAGCGCCTCTGGGGTCATGTTTCTGTTAATGTTTGCCTGAATACCAGCAACCTTGGATGGGTCGTTTGAAAGGGCAAGAACCGAGGCAGCACTTCTTGAACCACCAAAAGCCTTGGTGATAATAAGGTTTTGAAGTGTTGATAACCAGTCTTGACCACTTACCGCAGTGCCGTTAGGACCCGATTCTGTTGTGCCAAGTTGAGCAGCAGTTAAATCTTTAAGTTTTCCTGTTGCCCATGCGGTAATAACTGATTGTGGAATATTTCCAACACCCCAGTTTTCAAGCAATGCTGTAGCACCAGCAATTCCAGTCTGCCCTTTATATTTAACGTTAAATTTTGAAGCGTCAAATTTTCCAAGTTGTTGGTGAATATATTCAGCGACATCGGTAATACCATTTTTTCCAGCAAGAAGTTGGTTAAGTTGACCAGCGCTAATGCCAATCATTGCCATTGCTTTTGCGGCCTGGGCTCCAGGCGCCGTCAAAAGGCTAAATGCAGTCTTTGCGTACGTACCAGCAGTTGAACCAGGAACACCCTGAGATGTCAAAAGGTCAATGTATGAACCAACACTTGATGCAGAAATGTTTTTAGCGGCTGCGGTTGCAAGAATACCGCGACCAAGCGAAGAAATTACGTCTGATTGTTTTACGTCACCAGCACCGGTCATAGCGTTAATAAACGCAGCAATTTTACTAGGGTCTGTTCCTGTGCCACCAAGATTGGCGTTCATCAAAGCACCCATAACACGAGCAGATTGCTCCATTGGCGCCCCACCATTAATGTTACCAATAACACCAAGAATAGCAATCTGTTTGGTCATTGCAGCAACTTGTTTATTGGTAGCACCAAAACCATCATTCATACCAGCGGTTGCTGATGAAACACGGTAAATAATGTTTGCAACGTCATTAAGGGCAACACCGGTTGCCATAGATGTTTGCATTGCGCTGTTAGTTAAGAAGTTAAGAGAACTAAGTGGTCGTCCTGCTTGTGTAATTGATTGAACAAGGGTCTTGTTAAAAGACGTGTATGTTTTGATTGCTTCGTAAGCAACCCCACCAACGGCAAGAGTTCCCCATGTGGCTGCTTTTAGAACGGCTGGCGTTCCGGTTGATGCTACTTGTGTTAGAGTTTGATGAAACTTAGAGTAATTGGCAGCACCAATTTCTGTTGCGGTTGCGCCTTCAATTTGTGCAACACGTAATTTTGCCAAATAATCAAGTTGAATATCTTCTGCAGAAATTAATCCTCGCGTAGCAGCGGTTTGTTGTTCTGTTGCTTCTGTTGCAGCCTCCGTTGCAGCAACTAATTCACCCTCGGCAGTAACATCTCCATGTATTGCTTTTGCTTGGCGAATAATTTCTTCATTATCAATCGCTACTGCACGTGCTTGCTCAAGCATTGCTTTTGTAAGAAGATTGGTTGTTTCAACGGTTTTTACTTGTGATTCAGACAGTGTGTCTATACCCGCAGCAGCATTCAGTGCGCTTTCACCAAATTGGACAAGTTTGTTGATGCCTTCGTTTAATTCCGGAAGGCCCGTAACAGTTGTTTCTATTGGTAGTATAATTGGGTCTATAGCCATGTTTGCCTTAATAGAGAAAGCCGCCACCTCGCAAGAGGTAGCGGCTTGTGGTATGCCGCCTAAGTTAAGTTTTTAGACGGATAGTGTTTAGAAGATTTTTGATACAGTTTTGCCGACTTCTAAGCCAATCAATTCCGCAAGAAGTTTTATTTCTTCTATCTTTTGTGTGCTACTTATTTGTAGCGATTTTTGCATAAGAGCGATACTTATTAGGTAATCTTCTTTGCCCTGTGACAAGAACGGCATTGGTTCCATGCCTAGCATTATTGCATAGGCACCAGTCTCAATGTGCGGGTCATCATCCAGGGCTGTTAAAAAGTTTCGTCAGCCTCATCATTAGCAATGTTGCTCCAACGGAATAACTTATTAGCGGTCTCAATGAGGTCGCCTTCCGTAAGAAACAATGCCTGACAAACATCAACGGCACGAACAACTTCTACGCCGAGTGCTGCTGCAAGGTCTGGGTCAAACTTAGTCCATGCGCTATTTGGTGCATCAAGACGAAGAGAAAGTTTGTTCTCTTCATTTCCATCAACAACTGCATAAATACCAACGCATGAGTCAACGAGCATGTCCGCATTGGCCAAGTATGACCAGTCGGTTCCCTTTTCCTTACTGCGGCGTGCAATTGTTGAATTCAACTTCATTGCTGATACAGGTTTAAAGCGAATGTAAATCTCAGGCGCATTCCAACGGGGCACCTTAATGTCGGTAAACAATTCTCTTACAATTTGTTCACGACGTTTGCGGAGTCCAATGAGGGGGGTGTCTGAAACCAAAGTCTCAGTCACCACCACCTCATCAGGCTCACTTACGATATTCTCTTCATTTTCGATATTAAAATCAACCATGTTTTCCTCCTATGGCGTATGTGTAATACTATACTACAAGCGTCAAGTAATTGACTTATTAAGCAAATTCGTTTGTAGAGAGTTGTGCTGTTGAAGCAACGTCTGAAAGGCTTTCGACAGAAATGTCAATTTCCCACATACGAGTAGCATTGCTGTTAGAGTCGGTTCCACCGTCTTTAACTGAGGCAATACGTCCGTAGTAACTACGTGAGGTTCCCCAAGGGGTTCCTGTGTCGTCTAGTGGTTGAAGGTTGACAGTAACCATTGCTTTTCCAACAAGTTTGTGAATGTCACCAACAATGTTGTGGTCAGCCTGAGTGTTGTATGCCTTTGTAAGAGTAACGTCAGAGTAGGTAGGAAGTGAAACGTATGTTAATTCGTTACCCATTCCACCTGGACGGTACTTGTTTGTTGGGGAAGATGTGTCTCCACCAGCAAACTTGTCAAAAATGATTGTTGTTGCTGTAGTTACACTGTTAAGCGTAATGTTTAGAGGCAAATTGGTAAAAGACAGAGTAGCAAGCCACTGCTGTTCAGAACCGTAGTAGTGTGTTGGTGTTGCGTAAGCCATTGTAATTTCTCCTTAGACTTTATTAGATTATTGAGGAATGTTTGCGTTGGCTGCGTACTTAGTAACGTTGATAGTTACAAACTCACCAAATGGGGACATCTTAAGATTAACTTGTGCGTTAATTTGACCAGCAGCAATAGTTGCAGGTGTGTTAACTTGTGGTCCACAGTTTACAGAATACGCTGCAGATGCATTGTCTCCGTAAATGCTCTTGCGCATCCAGTAGGATGAGCAAAGACCGGCAAGTGCTCCAGCAAATGTTGAGAAGATTTGATTTTTTCCGTCAATTTCTTGGAAAATAAATCCTTCGGCAACGATGTCGAAGTCACGTGTAACTTGCATACGGAAACGTACGTTGTTAAGGAACGTCCAACTAGGGTCAATTGCAAGTGAGCGGAAACCATAGATTGCAATAATGTTAACGTTTGGAACGTTACGGATAACATTGACGCCAGCCTCGTTAAGAGTAGCGCGGTCTGCTTGGCTGTAAGTTTGAGTGATGTTAATTGCGTAGGATGAAGCACCAGAAACGGTACCGGCTGCAGGAACGTTTGCGTCGTTTGCTTGGTCGTTTCGTGCAACTTTTGCGGCTGCGAGTGCAGATGGGGCTACGGTGCGGTTAAACTGTCCGAGGCCAGGAACAATCAACCAAGGGGCAAAGAGAGCCGCGTAGGATGAGTCCATAGCAGCACCCTGAACCGTTTCAGCAGCACCAGTAAGTGATGAAATAGTTGCAGTGTTTGGAGCGTCAAGGAAAGCAACGCGGTTGTTAGAGGCAGCGTGGTCTGCAAGTGCGACTTGTACAGTTGAGCCTGTGTTTCCAGGGTATGAAACTTGTCCTGGTCCGTAGATTTCTGTTAGAATAGCAAGTGCTGCAGTAACGTCGGCGTCAGCAACAGCAACGTCAGTTCCACCGGTGAAATAAATTTCAACGCTTGAACCAGATGCAGGTAGAACACTTGTTCCTGCTTGTGAACTTGCTGTGCAGAATGACTGGTAAGCAGGTTGTGAATTAACAAAGTTAATTACGTCTGTGTCATCTAGAAGGCCTTTTGCGTAAGCAGTTACATTGCCGTTGTAGGCAATAGTTGCAGTGTATTGGGTGTCACCTTGTACAGTTACACCAGCAATTGTAAGAATTACACCAGTAATGTCAGAGTTGCTTGAGTTTGCCCAAGTACCCTTACCATTTGCAGTAAGAAGAATCTTACCACCAGTAGTTGTTGATGTTGCCGTAACACCAGTTGATGTTGGTTGTACGCGTGAAACAACGGCGTTAATTCCACCTTCGCGGAAATAAACGTCAAGTGCGTCATATAGCAAAGTGCTGTCAACGTTAGTGAACGAGTAGCGACCCGTTACTGAACCATTAACTACTTGACCGAAGTAAGTATTGAAGTCTGCCATTGAAGTGATTGGTACTGCGACTCCCGCTGGACCTGCTGCAGTTCCAAGAGCAAACCATGTTCCGGTTGGGCTGTTGGTAGCAGAAGAGGGGGCTGCGGCAGTAACATTAATTGAAATGCCTGGGGCTTGGTTAGCCATTAGAGTTCTCCTGTGAGATTAGTAGATTCAGTTTCCTGATTCTTTACGTTCTTTGTTTGTATTGCTGGTTTCTTAACTTCTTCTTGAACTTCCTTTTGAGGGGCAGTTTCAATAACTGTTAAAAAACCTTCTGAGATATAACCATTAATAAGTTCGCTCTCAGCGACGTGATAATCGTGTCCTGTGGACATTTGGCGACCTTCTGCATCAAGGATGACGTGTGGGGCCTGTACTAAAACATGTTTCTTGCTCATAGTTGTTCTTTCTCTACTTGGACGTTGGCTGAAGTTACAATGGTCAATGGTTCCGGTGCATCCGTTGAAGGAGCCGGTGGTCCACCATACATATCCATTGCGTTTCCAACCGTTACTATAAAACGAACGTGTGCAATTCCGGTTGTACGGCCGCTACTGTGTTCGCCTTCCAAATACTCTTCGCCATCCCAAAGTGTAGTTTCAGCGAAACCACCAAGACCGCGTTGTTGAATAAGACAGGCTCGTACACATGCCGCGTAGGCTTGTGTCAGCGCCTCTGTTTCTTGCCAATCTTTTGTGCCGTAGACATATACCATCGCCTCAAGACGCCAATTGGCGCGAATGTTTGTTTGAAAAATCTCTGGTGGACCAACAGTTGTTGGAACACTCAATAGAATTGCCGCAGCCGCTTGACGGGGCAATGTGCGATACTCAGGACGGTGGCGATATTCAAAAGGTTCAACCAAAACCGTGCTGCCAAGCATGCGATTAAATTCTGCAATATATGTTGGAAGCCATTTTTGTAAAGTTTTATACGCTGCTTCTTGAACCGAATGACCACCTGAAATGGTGCCAAACGCATCGTCTGCGTAAGAAAGGTTCCAGTCTTCCCACCAGTCACGTTGTGCCATTATTTCGTCCTCATGTGAGCATCACCATTAGAATATTGTGCTACTAGTTTTTCCGTTTGTTTCATTGTGTCTTTTTGCGCCATTGAAACGGCTTTTCGCATATCCATTTTATTTTGTTGAAGTTCGCTTCTTGACATATTTTCAATGCTTTTACCACCAAGAATGTTGGTTTCTCTTTTGCCTTGAATAGTTTTCATGTAACTATCCATAGTAACAAATTTAGATTCTGGTTTGTCAATTCCTTGAGCAAGAGATTCTTTTTGTTTTCTTACAACTGCTTTGCGTTCTCTAATTCCTCTTGCAATGTCACCTCTAGCGGTGTCAGAAGGAACTCTTTGTTGTTCAGATTTAGGGTGTTCTATAACATCGTTAAGAATATATCTTTCAACAATTGTTCTAGCAATTAATAGAAATTCTGGAGTAATTGTTACAAATTCAAAACCTGGTTTTTTTTGTTGTTCAGCACCATAGTTATGACCTCTTGTGTAGTCATTGCTTCGGCCTTTTCCACTTGGGTCAATAATTAAAGCGATACTGTTTTTGCCAAAGAATTCCATTTTTGGTTTTGATGCGGCATTTGCAAGATATCCTCTTGCAACAAGAGATTCATCACCGTGATTACTTTGAGAATCACTTTGACGCCTGTCAATTGTTGATTGTTGAATGGCTTGCCATTCTTTTGTTCCGAAAGAAGACTTGCCACCAAGCATAAATCTTTGTGCTTCCATAAGCGCAAATTCTTCTGCAACGGCGTTGAGCGCAAATTGCATGTCTTCTGCTCTTGCGCCCATAATCGTTAGTTTTGAAATAGCCGAATCAAGGCTTTTTATGCCATTTTGCCAACCAGGTGTTTCGGTCGTACTACGTACGTAGGCCATTTGTTAGCCGCGCACCCAAGGTGCAATAAGACTATCAATTTGTTGGTCAATTTGGTCTAAGTTCATCTCACGGCGAGTCTGTGGTTCAAACTCAAGAATGATAAACTTAGCGGCCTGGAACAAGCAGGCACGTCGAAGTGATGGTGGGACACCTTTGGTGTAGCCACCATCGTAAACAACCTCAATACGACTTCCTTCTGGGGCAAATGTACCAAGACGAAGCCAGACGTGACCGTCTGTTACATCTGGTCCACGGACACCGCCATTGTCAAAATCGATAGGTTGGTAATCTCCGTATGTACGGTAGATAGTCATGGAATTAATGGTGTAAGTCCATAGTTCCGGATATACCGGAGCGAATTGGTCAAGCCAAAAGTGTCGAACTAAGGTCGAGGCACCCAATGCTATGGCTTGTGACATACCCAATGAACCAAAAATGTCCATAGGCATGTCTGCATTGTTTCCGTATTCCGCAGGGTCAATACCGAATAGTCGGTCTTGATAGATGTGTCCTTTAAATGGGGACAAGCGGCGACCGGTTCGGTCTTCTAAGTGAGCGGTTGCCTCAGCCAAAATGTCAGCAATGACAGTTGGTTCAAGGTCAACAACTAACTCAGGGTAGCGACGTGAAAGGTCTGCAACGCTGGCAAGCGAAACAGGGTCGCTATATTGTGACCCGTTGTTTGCCATAAGTTACCTATTCTTTCGTTGAACGACGCTTAGTTGGTGATGCAGTCGCAATTGCTTCTGCAATATCTTCAGTAGGAACAATATCTTTTTCAGCAACTACTGGAGTTGCCTTCTTAGTTACTTTTTCTACTTCTTTTTCTACCTTTTTGATTCCTTCTTCTACAATGTAGAAAAGGTCACCAGGAATAGATAGCAATTCGTGGGCAAACCAAGGAGTAACCTCAATAGCACCCTCATCGCCAGCCTTTTCCCAAACAAGTCCGGCAGCGCCGCCTGTTTCGTTTTTTGCTAGTAATACCATGGTAAAGCCTTTCAAAAATAAATCCAGCGTAGGGGTCAGGGGAGGAACGAGGGAACCTGACCCCTATGCTGAAACTTTATTACCTGTTAGGGTGACTAAAAATTAGTCAACCTGGAACGATGGACTGTAAGACGTTGTGGTTGGGAGGATTCCGTTTCCAGCAGTCTTGTCCAGTGCAGCAGCAACGTTAGCCAAACGACCAATGTACTTAGGCGCACGAACAGCAAGCGTGGTATCCGCAACGAATGCGAATGGCAGGCTGTCAGGCGATGCAGTAGTTGGGTAAACGCTAATAGGTTGCATTTCACGCACGAATGGACGAACGATGTAGTTCGGGTCACGTGACATGAGGTAGATGCTTTGCTCACCGTTTGAGGTAAGTGGCTTAAGGCCGTTGTTGAAGTAAGAGTAAGACGCAGTAGGCTGAGCCTGTACGTTACTTCCGTTAGCGGCAACAAGAGTGGTTCCGTTGTCAACAATCTTTGTTGTAGCCCAGATGTTTCCTGTGCTGTCCAAGAATGATGCGTCAACAATTCCAAGAAGGGTTACTGTGGCGTTAGTGCCTGAAACTGTGTAGTTACGGTAAACCTTGTAGTGAGTTGGCTGTGAACCTTCTGGACCCGTTGGGGTTGAGAAAGTAAGAGCAACTGTTCCATTTGCGTCTGGAGTTGCTGTTGCAACAGTAGATGCTTGGATTTCACCGAAACGAGCAATAACAGGAGCAACTTGGTAGTTAAGTGCAACATTAGGAAGGCTTCCGCCGGTTCCCTTAGTAGCAACTACTGTGCCCATCTTGTTGGTACGTGGTGAAAGGAATGAAGTCTTAACAATTGGTACACCACGGTATGTAGGTACAATAAGACCGGCCTCAATTTCAACATTGTCAACAAAACGCTGTTGGTTGACGAGCAACTGTGACAGACGGCTGTTGGCTGAAGGTGACATGAGGAACATCCACTCTGAGTTCTCAACTGGCTCTGCAACGTTAGATTCAACGAGGTCAATGAGCAGGTCAAGGCTTCCGAGGCTAAGGCTGTTTCCGCCAGCGTCAATTGCGTTCTGGTCTACACCATCAACCCAAGGGTTGAATGTTGGAGCGCCCCATACAGAAGCACCACCGTAGTTGTCAATTGTTCCGTCGCCGATTCCCTGTGAAGGGCCGCCAGTAGATGATGACGAGAATGACGAAGCAATAACGTCAAGTCCGTCGAATTGTGGGTAAGCACCGTTCTGAGTAGGTGCACCAGCACCCCAAAGAATGGCAGTTTCCATGTCCCAGTAAAGGCCGCGAGCAGCGCCTTCAATTTCACGGGCACGAAGGTCACCAATTAGGTCAGCGGTAACTGACTGTGAGTAACCTGTAACAGCGCCTACGCTCTGGAGCAGACGAATCTGAAAATTCTCCTGTGCGTAGTTAGATGTTGAAACCGGACGTGCTCCACCATCGGTGACAAATCCACCTTGAGGAAGCGTTGTACGCTTATTGAAATAGTAAACTGTTGAGCCCCACTTGACTGTAGGTAGTGAGCGAACAAGCGGCGCGTAGCGGCGCTGGTATTCGAGCAATACTGGGTCAATCTGCTTCTGAACTAGTGCAGCAGCACCAGCAGCAGTTAAGGCCTCTTCCAAATCGTTAGCCATGGCTAATTCTCCTTATATATTTTTGGATAGGTATTTATTAATTGCTTAGAAGCCGCGGTCGGCTTGAGCAAACTTTGCTGCAAAAAATGGAGATGCACCCCATGTTTCACTTTGAACTTTACGGAAATTGGTTGAAGACATCTCAGCCAATTGACGTGGGTCCAATTCCTCCGACTCTGACAAGTCAGAGGCGTCGTTTCCTACAGAAGACGCTACAAGTCCCTTACGGAAAGTGGTTTTACCACTTCGGTAAGATTCTGTTGCGCTTTTCTTGGCTTCAGCAACGGCAGCAGTTGCAGCCGCAGCAGCGGCCTCTGCAACCATGGCTTGAACTTGCTCCATAGTAAATGTGTTGTTTTCGGTCACTGTATTCTCCTGTGATTCGATTGATTCTTCGGTTGCAACTTCTTCAGCAGCAACTTCAGTTTCGGCAGCAGGAACCTCATCGGCAACCACTGCTTCCTCTTCGGCTACAATTTCAGCGGTGGCAACTTCAGGTGTTGATTCGATTGGCTTAATTGCGGCAGCAATTACTGCAGCAAGAGCCGAAAGGTCTGCGTCACTCAGCGTACGGATAGCAGCGGTTTCAAGCGTTGCCTCTTCAGCCGGAGTTTCATCAGTTGTGTTTTCGTCGGACACTTCTGTCTCCTTTTCTTCAGTTGGGGCATTGTCGCTTGACTCTGCCTGTGGTACGGGGTCCCCACAAGTGGGGCAATACATAGCATCCTGTGGAGTTGTTGCTCCGCAGTTGCCACAGCCGAGTGCATTTGCCGTCATTGAAATTGGCAATTGCGCTCCACACATGTGACAATGGATTGCGTCTTCGTAGCACTCAGTTCCGCAAGAAGAGCATTCCATGTTGTTGTCGTCGTTCATCATAGTTTCATCCTCTGGCCCCATGCCGCCAGCATCGCCGGTTGCATCTACCTGTGACCAGTCAGGCTTAGATAGGTAAATGTCACCATCATCGTCTGGGTCAATTGCGTGCATAGCAGCAATTGCACCAAAAGCAATACGGTCGGCAACAAGTCTTAATTTGTGAGGGTCATTTGTTTGACCAGTAATGCTAATGGTGTCGTAGTCGTTAACAAGAGAGATTGAAGCATATGCTTCAAGAATTTCTTGAAAATCAGCAGCGAGTTGTTCTTGCTCGCTAACAATATTTATGCCATATTTTTTTGCTGCTGACTTGATACGAGATTTAATTCGAGCAAGTTGTGCAGAGGTGTAAAAACCTGCGTTTTTAGGTTGATTGATGTAAGACCAAGCAGAACGAACATGTCCTGCTCCGTTTATTGGATAACGCTTAACCTTATCCTTTTGATAACCAGGGTCAGCGTAAACTACATCGCCATAAGGCTTAGATGCGTCTTTTTCAAAAATCTTGTTTACAGCGTCTTCTACTGCTTCTTCCACCGCGTCACGAATAGCGTCTGCTGCTTCGTGGGCAACCAATTCTTCGTTTCGAGAAACAACTTCTACAGTTTCAACTGATTCAAAAATTGCAAGTTTGTTGTGTGACTCTGAAAGAGAAGCGTATTGAATTTCCGCACCTTCAACGCCAGGGCTGTTGGTAAAGTCAATTCCGTGAATAGCAAGGTCATCAGCAGTTGTTGCTTCTTGACCATCAGTGTGTGTTATTGACTGTGGCTCCCCACGCCATTCTCCACGAATAGAAACGCCTTTAATAAATTTTCCTGCGGCAAGGTTTGCAACGTCACGGCCATGAGCGGTGTTTGCAATTTCTGCTTCAAATTGAGCAGAGCCATCGGGAAGAAGTTTTACGTTTGTAATGCGACCAACTGTTGAGGTTGCGTCATCTTGAAAAGCCGCAGCATGGCTAGTAGCCATATTTAGAGGCATTCCTTCACCTGAGTCAAGGGCACTCTTCATACGTTCTACGGCCTTAGCAATGTTTGCACGTGTGTAAAGACGGCGGTTTTTTGAAAGACCTGGCTTTAGAAATACTCCACGAATAGTGGCTGCCTTAGTTGAGGCCATTTTCTAAATCTCCTGTAAATAAATTTTGAAATAAAACCGGCGCTAGTGCAGCCAGGAATTAATTCCCTATAGTTAACATTAAAGCACAACTGTCAATGTTTTGACAGATTTTATCTTGGTGTGTACCTGTTGCCGTGTCTCTTCCACTTTTTAACACCTTTAAAACGGTGAGCACGTTTTTGCAAACGACGCTTAAATCCACCACCATGTACTTCTTTTCCCCAAGCAGTTCTTCCGTAGAATCTTCCTGGAGATATATTGCTGCGAAACTTTTTGGGTTTTCCAGTAATAGTTGGTTTTTTAAGGTGAGCCTTTTTGTGATAAGACATGTAGCGAACACCAACGGTGCGTTGTTTTTGTAATTGTATATCACGCATGTTATAAATTTTTATAACAGCAGATGTTCCACGACTTTTTGCACTGCTTTTTACAATTCCATGATAGGTTGCAGATGAAGTGTGTCGTGATTCGCCTTTTGCAGCACGTGCTTTTGCAAGGTTTGCTCGTTCCGCCGCTATTTGTGCCGCTGTTTGTGAACCGGCTGGGTATTTTTTGTGCAAAGCGTAAGCGCCAGCACGACCCAAATAGTTAGCCATTAGCCAACTTCTTTGCTAACTAGAGCAGCCGCCTTTACAGCAGTAAGGCCAAGAAAAGGAATGACAGGCTGTCCTTCACTATAAAATTCAACGCCGTTAATTTTAATTGGTTCTACTAATTCTGTGTTTTCGGACATATTAGTCAGTACCCTTTGGCGCGGATGGAGCAGGAATTTTTACAGGGGCTTGTTTTGTCTTCGCAGATGGTCCGGAAGATGGGCTTACCGCCGATTTAATCTTTTTTGCACCAGCACCGGCAGGTTTCCCTGGATTTGTGTCTGGTCCTTGTGGCATATTAATTGTTGCACCTTGAGCCTTAACAACTGCAAGGTTTGCAGCAGACAAGTCCTTAAGGTCCGACCATAGAACCATGTTCTGACGGTCAACAAGAATTGGGTCGTCGCCACCGTCGATTGGTGGTTCACCAATGTCGGCACGGGCGCGGTTAATTGTCCATGAACCATTACGAACACGCATGTCACGAATTGATTCAATAACTTCGTCATCTCGCCAGTCCACAACACCGAATTTAAGAATCCAGTCAGTAACACCGTACGCTTGGTACATTAAGGCAAATGAAAACTTTTCAAGAACAAGTTCCTGAATTGGACCGACGGTATTAACACGGAAAGTTTTGTCCTGCTGGGTGCCGGTTCCTCCCCCAAGGTTACCGGCTTCGATGACACCGACCTTTGAAGGTGGCACACCATACCCAGACAAGATTTCATCACGGCGCTGTTGAAGGGTGTTAAGCCAGTTATTAATCTGGTTAGTTCCCATTTCATTAACAATTGCTCCACCTTTTGTTTCAAAAAGGTTACCAATGTTACGTGCACCAAGGTTTCGAGTTGAGTACTGTTGTTGAAGGCGCTTCATTTCCGTTTCAGGAAGCGCAAGTGGCCAGTCAACGTGAGCACGCAGTGGGTCTCCGCGCTTCATCGTTTCTTTGATGAGTGCAGCGGTAAACAACCAAGAGGTGATAGGTAAAATATTCTTTTGCGTTGGTGAAACACCGTAAAGGGTGTCACCAGGTGAGTCAAACTTAACGTGAATAACTTCGTTTGGCTTAAATCGTGATTCACGATTTGTTACGGTCTTTTGAAAGTATCCTTTAATCACACCGTGCTCATCAGAGATTACGGTCATGGTTGTTGGGTCAAGTGAATATAGAGCGACTGGCTCTCCCATTACCCAAACAACTTCAGTGAATGAATCACCAAAAATAAGAAGGTCTGTAATAATTGCACGCATCAATTGACGAATGTCGTCTTTTGGATTTACGTACTTAAGAAGTTCTTGAACTTTTTTAACATTTTCTGGTGCTTCTGGAATAACTACATTACCGTAAGCATTGTTTGCGTAAGAAACTTCTAGACCGCCAGCGGTTGCAGTTCGCGCAATTGTGTCAATTGAAGCCGATGACCAAGGACATGCAAGATAGGCTTGCAACAATTGTTGCATAAATGTTCTACGGTCAAGTGTTCCGGCCGAAACGTTTTCACCAGGATTAATTTCATTAGTTCCACCAATGGGAACACCAGTAGCATAACCAGTGCGCTTTGGGCCGCTCTTTGGTCGGGCTTCTTCAATAGCGTCAAAGTTGTCGCCTATTTCTTGAAGGCCCTTTCTAAAAGAGTTAATAGCCATCTGGTTTTTCTTTCATTAAAAGGGGCGGGCAAAGTCTCCTGCAAATATATCATTAAATTGTGCAGAAGGCAAGGATTTGGTATCCTCTTCTTTCGCAATTGCCATGGTTTCGGGAAGGCCCGTTTTAAACATAGGACTATCATCATAGATAATCGGTCGTGCGTAGTTACCAGCATACATGCAAACGTACCTAAGTGCGTCTGGAATGTGGTCATCTACATTACGGGTTTCCGCATCATCCGGCTTTGCGTTGCTTCGCGGAAGGGCTGGAATTTGCTCTACAAACTGAGGACATTTGTCTTCAAAGACGTGGAGCATTGGACATTTTTCCCATCCCATGCTTTTGTGTATTTCGCATGGTGGGCCATCATTTAGGTATTGGTGAACGCGAGACCAACCGTTAATTCGGTCGTTGTCTGCCTTCATAATTCCACAACCTTCAATTCCGTAAATATCGGCAATTGACATTGGGGTTCCACGGGAGCCCCACATTGATGGGTCAGCAACACGCATCACTTCTAGTTCGCCGTGAGTGCGTTCTGCTTCTATAATCATTTTAGCCTGGTCATCAGCATTGACGCCAGTAATACAAATTTCACGATAAACCCAAATTCGGCTATCGTTGTCTACGGCAATCCAAACAACCGCAAAGGGGTCTCTGAATCCGTAGTCAATTCCTGCATAACGTTGCCATTCTTTTGGCATTTCAAAAGAACGAACTACATGCTTTGAGTATTGCCATTGTTCAAAGAACTGGCCAACCATTGCGTCCCAGTCGCCATCTCGCATTGCTGCACGGCGGCGGGGGTCTGGAATAGAGTCAAGAACCGCATGATACCCTTCGTTAACGTGAGGGTTATCTGTTACCTTTGCTTGAATAAAGGCTACGGAACGACTTCGTTTGCTGTCACCAACCTTTTCCGTGTGGCGAACTTGTCCGCGTCTGGTTGGGTTGATGAAACGGTCTTTTAGGTATTTGTGGCCTACACCACCAGGGTTGGTGGCTAGGCGCAAACCTATAACTGGTACCAATCTGCTACCTGAACGAAGACGCTCTTCAATGTGCTGAATAACAGCGGGGAGCATTTGTGAGGCTTCATCAATGTAGAAAGCCTGGTACTCACCACCGAGAATACGGGATGCGTCAACAAGGTTTTCTGCGTATGTAAAGTTTATAACGGAACCGTTAGCAAATTTAAGAATTTTATTAGTAGTGTTCCATTTTGCACCAAGTGCTTTTGCATAATCCCATTTGGCTAGTTGTGCCAAGAAAGATTCTTCAAGTTCTGGGTATGAACGTCTGAAACAACCAATGCGCATTCCAGGAAAATTAGCGGCGTTGTAGAGCGCATCCATTAAGAATGCAGCGGTCTTTCCACCACCTGCGGCACCACCATAAAGAATGGCATCAACTTTTTCTGCTGATGTTTCATGAAATACTTTTTGACGCTCAGTTGGCGTATAACCAAGAATTTCAAAAACATCGACTAACGGCGCTACGACTGAATCAGAAATAAACTGACCAAAATTAGCCATTATTTAATCCAGGCGACCAAAGACCACGCAATGCTCATTACGCAACCAAATAGCAAACAAAATGCAATTGTTGTTTGCAAAACAGCGCGGGCTTCAAAAAATTTAATTTCTACTGATTCTCGTTGAAGACTTAATTCATTGCTTCGNTCCATAAGCGCAACAGTCTTTTCGTACTGTTNATCGCCCATGATTTTACGTGCTTCAAGTTCGCCTTCACCAATTAAGGTTCCAAGGCTTTCAAAGATTTGCTCAATGTTNTCGTCATCGTTTTTCATCTAAAACCTTAAGTGTTCTACGTCTTCGTCGGACATTAAGCGCCTGATAAACTCATCATGTGCTTCCCATTGAAGGTCTACAGGCAGTTTTCGCATGATTGCGACTTGCCAATTTTCAAAACCTAGGTGATACAATTCTGCATCAGTAGGCACGCAATTACACACTTCATCCAGTGTACAATGATGGCGTACTATATCCATAAGATTACTATACTATTCTAATATGTCAAGCATTTGGAGGTATTCGCCTTGCGGGTGGTTGGTCGGGTACAAGTGGTTGTCCATCTGTGGACAACATTTCTCTCTTATACGCTTTCCAACGAAACCGGTCTGGAGCCCCTTGTTCTACCCATTCGGTGTAACAAGGAATGCACATTGCGGTTTTAATTGCAGGCAAAACCATACAAATTTCACAAGGTTCTGAAGTAACGCGTTTTCTTGCTTTTTCAACACGCTCATTCAAAAAATTGATGCTTTGGTGGATTTGACGAAGATTTTCTTCGGATTGGATAATTTTTCGTTCTATGCTTTTGATTTCTTCGCGTACTGGGTCTTTTATTTTACGACCCTCCATTTTGGCTATAACGGCGCGTTCTACCGAGGAAGACTCTGGTTTTCCAATACTGTGCGCTATTGCAACGCCCGTGCTACCGCCAGAAAGGCTATCAACGGTTATTGCATCGCGTCTAACCAGTTCCTCAAGGTCATTTAGGCTTAATTTATTAGCAAGTTTATTAATGTTCTCAAGGCTATCGGCCATTCGCTTTAAACGTTGTTGAGAACGTCGATTTAACTTTTTCAAAACGGATTCCTCCAAGAACACCAAAGGGCGCCAGTAAGGCGCCCACTGGCAAACAGTTAATCATAAATTTATTCAGAAGTCAAGGATTTATCATATGCTTTTAGAAGAATTACAAATTGTTCTAATTCCATCGTAACATATGATTTTGATGTTCCGGTTCTTGTTCTTTTGTGAATTACGGCCCACAACTTTTTAGCCTTGCTTCCAGACAGTTCTGCTTGCTTGCACCATTCAGACAAGGCCATTGCCTTGTGATTCTTTGCTTCAAGAACCATGGGCGTGTTTCGTATGTCACCAAGGGCCATGTCACTTGAACCCCAACGTTCTGCGTCAGGAAAACCATTTTCGTTCAAAAAATTTACAATGGCAGTTTCAAAACTTGTACCCTTTTGACGAGCCTTAGACATTAGAAGAATCAATCTTCCCAGCGTTAGTTTCAAAAAAATTATCCATTGTGTCCGTAGACCAATAGAAGCCACAAACAAAACATTTTTGATGAAGGTGTTCGTCATTGCGGTCACAAAGACACTTGGCGTTAATGGGAAGTTTTACAAAGGTTGTTGAAATGGTTGCTCTAATTGTTCGACGCGTGTCAATCCATCGTTTACCCTGAATATCGTATGTTTGTTCTAGGGAAACTGAAATGCTTGAGTCTTCGCAAACATTTCCGCACTTTGGACACTCTGCAACAACCGGTGTTGGACGTGGAACTTTGTAAATAGAATCTTGAGCAGTTATGCGCGGCATTACTTTAGTTCCTCAACAAATTGTTTGATGCCGTACCACAAAATGTACCAAGGCCAAATAACAGCATCTTTAATCATCATTGGAATAAACTTTTTTATTTCAATTTCAACTTCTTGTTCTTTCCAAATCTTTCTTTCACGATTTGTAATTTCAACGTAACGAATAAAAAGTGCAATAGCAATTGCTCCGTAAACAATCAAAAAATAATTAATCCAAACCATTAGTGTTCTCCTTTTTGTGGTGTGAAAATTGAAGCGACGGTTACAACACCGTCAAGGGCATAGTTGGTGTCATTAACCATAGCAAATTTGTGACCCTCAAGACCTAGAGAAATTTCTGGAAATTTATCAAGTTCTGGCATAGAGGCATCAAGTTCAATTATTGCGTAAATACGCTCACCCTTTGGGCGCAAAAAAGCCCTTCCGACTTTTCGCGCTAAATCAAAATCTATGTAAAGCGGAACAATATCTGGAACATCTACATTTTTGTAGGTAAGTTCTTTGGTGTTTGAATGTGCAAGGGCAATGTATCGGTTATTTTTTTTCATATGCGACACTGTACCACATCGCGTAGAAGTCGTCAAGAATTATAGATTCTGCTTAATTCAATTTGCAAAGAATTGACCTCTGACCAGGCTTTATTTAAATGGTCTGCCAACCAAGCAATATCAATAGATATTTGGTCCAACAAGTCCTCTATAAGCGGATTTATGCCCTCTAGGCCATAAAGAATTTTAGCGTTAGAATCTATACGTTGAAGGCGTTGAAGTTCAAGGTCGCTGACCATCATGGGTCCAGTTCCCGTTCCTCAAAGTAATTTCATTTTGACAGATGTTGCAAAAATTGCGCCCCGCTCCCTCGCGTAACATGGGAGTTGCATCGTGTGGTGTGGCTTCAACTTCTGTAAACTGATTCATACCAAAATCCTACATCACGATTTAAAAATTGCAACGATTTAGTTTTTAAAAATGCACATACTCTCATCAGGACGTTTAAACATAACTCCTGGTCATGGGGTCCTCACAGGTGAGGTGGGGTATATTAATATTATATAAGTATATAATATAAGCGCAAAATTCTGCTTCATCAAATTGTTGACGCGCACTTAATCGTGTGATACACTTGCTTTGCTCACAGAGGTGAGCAGATATGAGGGAATGAAAATGTCAGCAACCGCTACATCAGTTTACGCAGTTATTGCAACATGGCTTGGAACATCTGGAATTGGTATTACTGCTTTTGTTAAAAAAGCAAAGGCAGAAGAAGAACGACTTGTAAAGTACGTTACTGTAGTTGAAAGTGAAGTTAATTTAATTCTTAACGAAATTGAAACTCTTCAAAAATTGGTAACACCAAAGCCTACACCAAAGCCTACACCTACCACAACTTCTGCGCCTGCGGCAAAGAAGGCGGCGCCAAAGAAATCTGCGGCACCCAAAAAGCGCCTGCGTTAATTTACGTAGTGGTCAGTAGCACAATGGCAGTGCACCTCACTGTTAATGAGGTGGTTGTAGGTTCGAGTCCTACCTGACCAGCGGTATCGATGGGTAGCGAAGTGGCCAAACGCGGCTGGCTGTAAACCAGTTCTTAATTGTTCGGGGGTTCAAATCCCTCTCCATCGACCAACAAATGTGGTATAATAAAAATAAAAGGAACCTATGAGTAAAAGAAAACTTTTTAAGTATGACAGCCTCTTTGGTTTTAAAGACGAGGTTGTGCCAACAAGAACAGTTGTACCTGAATGGTACAAAAAAATTCCTAGAAATGTAATTATTCCTGGTGATAGTAACACAAAATCAGCCAAGCATTGCATTCCCTTTCTAGATTCTTTAACAGTAGGTTACTCAATCTGTCTTATGACAGACCTTTACATTCAACGCGATGAACAGGGTGCACCAACGCTTCTTTTTTCAGAACCAGAAGCAGGGCCTAATGCTCGTCACAGTATTCAAACAGACCCAATGCCAGTTCCGCATGGTTATGAAGCCTATTACTGGGTTTGGCTTACAAGACAATGCATAGAACTTCCCGAAGGATACAGCGCCGTTTACACGCATCCTTTAAACAGATTTGACCTTCCATTTATTACCGTTTCTGCAATTATTGATAACGATTTTGCTATTATGGGTGGAAACTATCCTTTTTTTATCAAAGAAGGATTTGAAGGTTTAATTCCAAAAGGAACGCCCATTGTTCAAGTTATTCCTTTTTTGCGTGAAGACTGGGAAATGAAACACGTTTCTGGTCTTGCAAAAATTGGAAGAGAATACGAGACAACAGCATCCGAGGGATGGTATCGTATTAAGCATTGGCGACGTAAATCATATAAATAAGAAAGAATAAAATGAAAAATAAAGTAACACTCAATCCAAACATTGAATTTGAAGCAGTTCTTATTGAACTAAAAGAAATGCACGACCGCAAATCTAAAGACTACGGAAGCCCCGAAGACAGTTGGGCAAANGTACTGGCTAGTGCTGAGTTTGGCACACCAGGATGGGTTGGCGCCCTAATTCGCATGAACGACAAACTTCATCGCATTAAGAACCACATTCGTTACGGAACACCAATGACTAACGAGTCTGTTGAAGACAGCCTTATTGATATGCCTGTTTATAATATTGGTGCTATTATTTGTTATCGCCGCGACACCTACGGACCTAATTGGTACAAAAAATGATTGAACTTCCTGAAGACGTACATATTTTAGAAAACGTAATTTCTGAAAAAGAGTGCAATTATTTTACAAAAAAACTTATACGTTTTAAGGAAGAGTCTAAACTAAAGCCGTTTTTTGACGAACCACAACTTTATGTTATTTCAGAGCCGGACAAAGAAGATTTTGCATTTATTGAAAAATGCTATGAAATTTTTGCTAAACAAATAATTATAAAATATAATGACCATTTTTTTGAACACCTAGACGGTGACCTCACACTCTGGAGACCAGGAATTTCTGGTACACCACANATTGATAATGCGGACCCAGAAATTAAAGGTTACGGTGCAAAGTATTCTGGAATCTTTTATCTTAACGATGATTTTGAAGGCGGGGAAATCTACTTTCCAAACCTTGATTTTTCATACAAACCCGTTAAAGGAAGTTTTATTTGGTTTAAAGACGATGATGTTGTTGATACAAAAAATTGGTGGAACAACTGGGACCAATACAAACATCTTCATCAAGTAAGACGTGTTTACGGTAATTATCGTTGTACACTTCCAATGTGGTTAGGATAATATGATTGCCCCACGCCGTTACCCGCGAAAAATGAAAAAAACGTTTGTTGCACTTCCTTTTGAAATAAACAATGGTCAATGGAATGATTTGCGTGCAGCGGCAAAGGCAAAGGGCATGCGTCCTCAACAATTTATTATACAAGCCGTGTATGATATGGTAGAAAGAATAGAAAGCAAACCCTAATGTGGTCATTTATACTTGAAGGTGTTGGTCTTACCGGCGCATATTTAATTGGAAAGAAGTATTGGTGGGCATGGTTGATTCTATTTACGAACGCTTTCCTATGGGTAATTTATGGTTTGATTCAAAAACAATACGGATTCGTTGTTGCAAGTGCGTTTTATGCACCACTTTACATGAAAAATACAATACAATGGAAAAAAAAGAAAAAAGCAATTCCTCTTGAAATTCACGAAGGGCCTTAATATGGAAAACAGAATTATTACTGGTGACGCACTTAAATTAGATGTTCCTGACAAAAGTGTTAATCTAATTATTACTCACCCACCCTACGTGGGAACAGAGGTATTACGTTATGGCGGAGAGGCAGATAAACAAATTAACTCTCCTAAAAACCATAGAAAAATTATAAAATCCCTTGTTAAGGCAACAAAGGAAATGGAACGAGTCCTTACAGACGATGGAAACATATTTATCTGTATTGGTAACGTTGCCCTTGCCGGAACTCCATATCATTACATGTCACAAACTTTAAGGTTTACAAAACTTGTTTCTCCTGGGTTTGAATACTGGGATTATAATGAGGAAACAGACGAAACCTACGAAAGACTTAATGGTCAACAGACCGTTTGGTATCACCTTACAAAAAATCTTTCTGGTAATTTTTTTAATTCAGAAGTTCCTAAAGAAACCTGGGAAACTAAAAAAACTAATAGCATGGAAAATGAAATTGACAAAGCCCTTGAGCCATTTGGTTTTGTTTTAGATACTTATCCTATTGATTGGGCTCACAAGTTTATTAGGCTTTTTTCTCGCCCTGGTGACATTGTTCTTGACCCATTTGGCGGCAGCGGAATAACGGCACAGGCAGCATTGGAAAATGGTAGGCATTATATTTCTAACGACATATCACANGAAATGTCTGATTTGACTGAAAAACGAATTGAACTTTACAACATAAATCCGGANAAATACAGAACCATTTAAATAATGGACGAATTAGATAATGCTGATATTATTGTTTCTTTTTGGGCTATTGATGATACGTTATCTCGTATCAAAGTAATCCTTGATGAAATAGCAACTATGTGCGACCCCGATAAGGAGTAATATGGACCGCGGAACCTGTAGAGTATGCCTAAACCCAATTTTTTATATTGAAGAGGGTACATGGTCGCATATGAGTTATCTAGGGGAAACCCTGGGGCACGAACCAACTCCTATTGAAGAAAGCGCACTATGATGTTTGTTAGCAAGAAGCGTCTAAACCGCAAGATTGACGAGTTAGAAGAACAGTTGTACCTTACTTATAAGAAAATGAACCTCACCGTCCTTGATGCGCGGCGCCAGGCACATGTCTTTGATTCGGTCAGGAACCTGATTGATTAAGGATACCGATTGTTGACGCTTATTGTCAATATCTTGTATTATTTTTTTGGGGGGGCTTGATATGATATTTACTATCATACTTCTTTTTACTTCCACACCATTTCTAAGTACCAACACTTATTGGTACGAAAAAATTTTTTCTAAAAAATCGATTATTCCTTAATTAGATACATCCAGGCGACAAGCGCCAAAAATGCTGAGAATACTATTATCTGTCTTATTAACATATAGGCTAAGAGTTGTTGTGAGTGGCTGCAGCGTAGAGTAAACGTCCATTTGCGAGTTTGATAACAGAGTCCCCCGCGGTTATATTTACTGCAAACAAACCAAAGGTCTGAATCGAAATCCCCATGAACAGCCTACCCGCGCTAGTATAACGATAGGTAACATTAAAAGGATTATCCTTACCAATAAACGTCTGAAACTTATCTATGTCAAAATCACTAGTTATACGGTACACCATAGCAGTTTTAATGTTGCTATCGGCTTCTTGCTTGCGCTTGGCACACTTACAGTCGCCGCCGCACTTTTTCTTTGGTTTTTCTTCAATCATGTTTGCCCTTTCAATAGTATCAATATTAAAATACCAGTTCAATGCTTCTCGTATCTCAGTAAGGTTGATAAAGTCGTCCCATAGGGTGCTAGTTTGCGATTCTAAGGATTCTTCCTCAAGGATAGCCGCGTAGTCTGCCCCCGCATAAAATTTCTCTACTTCGTCTTGTGTAGGCGCAACAGGTTCGAGTTCAAACTTGTGCTTAAAAGTTTCTGCATCGTAAACAATTGGTTTCCCATTAGAGTTAATAATGTAGTTATCTTTGCTTACGAAGAAGGAACGGTGATACCCCGTATCCCCATAGGTAGCGAGTTCTAGAGTTCCACGTTCTGATTCCATAGGACGTAACCGAACTTCCCCGCTTGCGTTATTGGTCGAAGTGAAGATTTCTTGTATTTCAGATGCGTTGGTACCGTCCCAGTATGCAAAAGGGTAGTGCTCGTGGCTAATCTTACTTATACAAATGTTCATATTAGAACAATAGTACATCATAATACCTGACTGTCAAGGGTTTATGGTTATATCTTGAACAAATGTTCGGTATACAAGGGTCCTATTATCTGAACAAATGTTCTGTATTGGAAAAAGTAAAATGAGTACGTGGTGGTACCGCCTAAGTTTGCCCTGTTCTGTGTAGCGCATGGCTCACGCCCATTGGCTAGTGACACCACCAAAAGCCTTGTGCCGCTTGGCCTTTCGTCAAAATGTAATTCTGTATAAGGAAAGGTGATAGGCTGAGTTATCGGCAAAAGGCCGAAGAAGTATCCAAACAAAGGAATGAAACAATGGCTACAAAGTACCCTAACCGCAACAAGCAAAACGCCTCACTAATTAACCAATACGCAAATGAAGACTTTGACTACGTCCTCGAATTGTTAGACCGTACCAATTCAGTCACCAAGTCATGCACGGGCTATTTCTTGAACTTGCAAGACGCAGACCGTCAGCGTTCAGGTAATGCCCGTAAGTATGTTGGGTATCGCTTCGTCAACGGGAAACTAGAGACCCTGACTTTCAGCCTCCAATGCACTCAGGGCGGTACTACTGGACTACTTGACGCCGTGACCCTGTATGTAACTGCTGAGCGTGACGGCATTGTCTACCAGTTGCCTACCGTGAACGGTGACGGCGTGACCATCACCGAGGAGAACGGCGTGACCAAGTTCATGCGTGGCTTTATCGGACTACTGCAAGACCTGACACCGCAAGCCATAGCCGACAAAATGATGTTCGCCTATGGCCAAGCATTAACCGCACCACTTGGCGAACCAGTAAGAGACAACAACGCCCACAAGTTCAACCGTAAGCAGTGGCAACACCCTATCTTCCCTACTAACAAATGGAAGAACGAGGGCCGTCACATTGGCTCTGTTGGAAAGGTCACTCTTTCAGTACCTAAGAAAGTAGGTCGCAAGTAAGCGAACAAGCGTTCGCCGAACAAGTGTTCGCCTTGAAGGACTGGGGCGAACACTTGTTCGCATTTTTAGCCCAAAAGTTTTCCACAGGTTATCCACAGGTTATCCACAGCCTGTTGAAAACTTGTGGATAACTTTTTTTCGTTTCTTTTATCGCGCGTTTATTCCGCCCCCTACAGATTTTTAGGAAATCCTCTGTGAGCATTTTTTATCGCGCGATGTTGGGTAGGCTCGCTCAGATTTTTAGGAAATTGCTCTGTGAGCAAAAGGTATCGCGCGATTGTTTCCGTTTATGCTCAGATTTTAGGGAATTGTGTGGTATGATTTTTTTATCAGGGAAAAGCCCTGAAGAACTGAGGAGTTCAAATGTACCGTTTCCACTTTGTAGATGTAGTAACTGGAGAAGGCGTTGCTATTCGTGGCACTGACCTCTATAACCACCTGCCAAGCACTGAGGACTACTGCACCTGCTTAGCCCATGAATACTGGCTCAAGCACGGCGTGAAGTTTGTCAGTGACTACGCCGTAGATGAAATGATTGAAACCGGCGAAATTGTTGCCTTTGATGGAGAGGAGTTCTAATGAAAAGGATAAACATAACTGAGAATGAATGGGAGTTAGTTCAGGCAATGGGTACTCGTAAGAGTGACTACTGCTCTGACTGCTGGAGAAACTCTCTTTCCTGCGAATGCGAGGAGTGGTTATCCTGCGCAGATGTAAAGTTCGTGGTGATGGAAAACGACTCTACGGATTGACCCGACCCCAAATCGGGGTTAATCGCGCGTGTTAGGTTGTATCGCGCTCAAGTTTTTAGGAAATCGTCTGTATCGCGCGATTGT